TCCAGCGAGCAGTCAAATCAGCACTGATACGCACCGCTGCCGCTGCCAAAACAGATGCGAAATTTGAGAAGCAAGTACGGTCGTTGATGGACGCGATGTATGGCGAGGGGGCTGGGAAAAGTACAGCGTTGCCGCGGGACACGCTGCGGCAGATGCGTGAGATCGCAAACAAAGCGCGCAAGAGCGGGTTCAAGCCGTCCGAAGCCGGGCTGCTGCTGGCGGCGACCATCGAGAGCACCGTGGGAGCCGAAGGCGCCGCAGGCGCCGCAGTGGGCCGTGCCATCCGCGAGCAGGCCAAGGGCGTTGTGTCCCGCGTGTCTGCGGACGTAATGAAGCAGGCCGAAAAGTTGAAGCCCACCGCTGTCGGCGGCACCCCCGCCCCCGCTCCGTTCTCGTCGTTGAGCACGGGCGGCAAGATTGCCCGCGTCGCCGGCGCGCCGTTTCGGAAGGGCCGCTGGCCGTACGCCCTGGGCGCTGCAGCGTACGGTATCTCAAAGCTGGCGGGGGGCAACGAAGAACCACAGCAGCCGTCGCAAGAAATAGAAGACGCTGCTATGCTGGAGCGGTTAAGGGATACCCGCGGCGTACCCACAGCGTCGATGGGCGCGCTGATTGGCGGGCTGCCGCCGTCCGAGGCCAGCCAGGCGCTTTCGGAGTTTCTGCCGCGCGTGGACCGCCGCGGCTTCGCGGGTTTGACGGATTCTGAAGTTGGACTGCCGCCCGAGCTACTTGCTAGAGCCGGCATTCGATAGGGAGTACACAATATGTCACGCGTCATAACTAGATCACTGGGCGGCAAAGCCGGCGCTCGTAAGGGTATCATCGTGATGACCCAGTCCTACCCCCATGCTGTGGCCACCGTCAGACCAAACCTGGACATATTCAGCGTTTTTGTCGCTGATGCCCCTTATCGCCTCATAGAAGCAACCATTCGACACGAAAGTCCAGCCACCGCCGCCGTAAATTTGGGGTTTTTGCGGAAATCCGCCGCGGGCGTCCCCGTAGTAGATGGAACTGCTGTGACTAACTCCACGAAAATGTCTCAGAACCTAACAGGATCTCTTTCTCTGGATACAGCACATGGTGTTCTGAAGGTTTTTCCGTTAGTAGCAACAGAGTCTATTCTACGCCTTGCGCGGGGAGACCTCGTCTTCATGGATCTGGTGGGCATGACCTTCGGCGCATTCTCCCATCCAACCGTTACTTTGAAACTACTTCCGTTGAGTGACGAGCAGTCCTCACTGCAAGAGTAGAAAGCAGGGCGTAATGGGACGAGTTAATAGAAAGCTGCTGGGTGCGAGGACCGGCGCCCGCCTCGGCATCATCACCAGCACGTACTATGTTCACAAAATCATGGACGGCCAGGTGGCGGGGTCCGGCGTGGTATCCCTTCGGGACGGTGTGATCTACATCGCCAATCGTAGATGCCGCCTGCTGTCGCTTCTGGCGGGGTTTGACTTCAACGGTCTGGATGCGGTCACTTTTTCGATTCGCAAAGCGTTCCCCGATGACAACCCAGGTGACACGGGCGATACCATCAACATGCTGCTGACTGATGCGACCATTGGGCCGAACCCAGCGGTGGAGCGCACAATTGAGCAGGCCGGCGGACTGGTAAGCCTCAACAACTTTGCAAACGGTGGCTTGGAGTTCTCACAATATGCGAGTAGGCAATTGCGGCTGGTCACGGACGAAGCAGCCCTGACATTCAATCGCTTTGATAAGCTGGTAATAGATTTTGGCGACGTCCACACCGCCGCGCAAATGAACAACTTCGGCGGTATGTGCGTGTCATACGAACTCCTGCCTCTGGAAGATGAGCTTGTAACGTTGGTGTAATTAGGAGCGTAGCGTATGGCGATTGACTGGGCGGACATGGCGGGCATGCCGTCGTTCCTCAAGCTGCGTTCGATGGGTGAAGGCGTCCAAAAGCTTTTTGGCCGCGCACCCGGCGCTACGGGCACGGGCATGGGCCAGGGCGCTGCGGGGTCCAAGACGGGCGTGCCGTCCATGAAGGGGCCTCCCGACGCAGCCGGAGCCCTCAGCAAGCCGACGTCGCCCGGGCCCAAGCCCCGCATGGGTGCTGCCAGCACGGGCCGCGGTAGCACTCGTGACCAAGGCATGTCCCGCATCCAAGCGCAGGGCGGACGGGGTGTGTCGTCCGAAAGCGTGGATAACAAGCAGTTCAAGTTTCAGCCCGGCAGCCTCGACGCCGGCGGTCGACCCACACCCGCGGGTTATGCGCGTCAGACAGCGTGGTTCGGCGGCGCCGGACGTGAGGGTATCCCCGGCAGCGGCCCCCACCGCGCATCCAACCTTGACTACACTGAATGGTACAACAGCGTTTATACTCCAATGGTTGAGGACGGGTTCCCGCCCGACGCCATTCCAGGCCCCAACGATCCTCGAACAAAACAACTGCTGGAGGTGGGCGGCTACATTCCTGGCGCTGGGTCTCTTACGTCACAATTGAAGTCGGCCAGCGCGTTCCTGGCAGACAGTGACGACCCCGTACTGTCACTGCAATCCCTCATCGATGACCTGGCTGCCAGCATCGAAGCAGGATTTGCATCCGACACGGCGGGCGACACCGCACAGGCCGCCGCGCAGCCCGTGTACGCCGGGGGCGTGGCCGTCAACCCCATGTACTTTCAGGCCAGCGGTATTGTGTAATTCGCCACAATAAGGACGCTCATGCCCAATACACCGTTAGACCTTGGGCTGCCGTCCGGATCACGCACCAGCACCAACGCCTACGAACGTGCCCGCCTCGCAGCCACCAACGTGCTTCAGGGCCGTCCCGCCGTCGCCGGCCGCGCCCTGCTGGATCCCGCGTCGCTCTCCGTTCCCGAGCGCCAAACTCTGTCTGAACGGTGGGGCCTCAACGAGGGCTGGACCGGCACGTTCCTACGGGCTGCTGAAAACCCATTAGTTCTCATCGGCGCCGTGCTCGCGCTGCGGTTCCCGTTACCGTCCGCCAAGAATCTGTTTAGACTCAGCGAAAAGCTTACAGGACCCCAAGGCCTGCTACGTCGCACGGGCTTTCTTCGCACCCGCATCGTCGGCAACATCGATGATATCTATGCTGATCTCAAGGCCGGCGACTCCACGCTGCCCGAGGTATACAAAGCCCTGCTGCGCGACGTGAGCGGCTTCCATCGCAAGCACAGCGAAAACGTACAAACAGCCATATCGCAGTGGGAGGCCAAGACGGGCCGGCTGTTCAAGCCGCGCGATGAGGTGTTGATAGCCGCCCGTCTGAACGGCATGGAGGGCCGCGTGGTGCGTCCGCTGGCGGATCCCGCCTCCATAGAGTTAGCTTCTAAAATGCGCGTGTCCTTCGACGCCATGCACAAAGAGGTATTCTCAGCCGCCGACAAAAGCGCATTCCTACGCGCGCTGGCTGAACGCAAGCTATCCGTGGACGAGTTCCGCCGCGTCGTGTCCTCCCAAGGCGCTACGTCTTCCGTGGCCCGTTCCGTGCTCGCCAAACGCACCGCACTGCGTAATCAAATAATGCAACAGATACGCAACGGGGGCGGCGTCTCCGAAACGTACCCGCGTGTTGGGTACAAAAAAGACTACTGGCCGTGGATGGTGTCACGGTCGTGGCAGGATGTGGACCGTGAAGTGGCCCGCCTCGCGTCATCGCAGGGCGAATCCAGCTACGGCCGCGCAATGATTTCAGCAGCGGGAACCAAAGCCCCCAGCGCCGCCGCCGAACGCCGTGGCCGCATGCTTCCCGACCCCGATGATTTATCACTTATTAAAGACCAGTTGGTAGACCCTACGCTGCCGGACCGCATTCGGGCCCGCATGGCCACGACGGGCACGGTGCTCCCGTACTCGCTACGGGTACAGAAAGCCGTTCCGTCCTATATACACAGTATGTCCCGTGCGTTCGGATGGACGGTCCGGGGCCACGGGGACAAAATACTGGACGCCGCCGCGCGGCTGGAGAGCAGCGGCCTGCCCCACAACGCCGTCCGCGCCTCCATGCTGCGGGACTCGTTCATACCCGTCGCGCTGGGCCGCCAAACATACCGTCAGTTTCTCGCCGGCGCCTACTGGGATGACCTCAAATATGCAGCCATCAACACAGTACGAAGCCCCGCCGCCAAGAAGTGGATGCCCACCGAAGCACGGGATTGGATCGAAAAGAAACTAATCGAAGATCGCGGCCTATTCACCCTGCGCAACGTGCAGGGCCGTCTCGCATCGCTGTTCTTCACCGGCGCGCTGGGAGCCAACGTGCCCGCCGCCACCATGAACTTGATGCAGACGGTGCTCACCACGGCGCCCGTCATCGGCGCCAAAGCCACGGGCCAAGGCCTCAGTGCGGTCATCAAAAAAACCCCCCGCTACTTCAGCGCGCGCAATCGGGGCATCGAGCACAACCGGGCTATGGCCTTGGCGTTCCCCGAGTTCTCCCGCGAAGGCCTCACCGCAGCGCCGTTAACCGAAGAAGCACTGTTGGTTGAGGACATTGTGGGCCGCACCCTGAACGATGCCTGGCTGGGCACATCCAAAGCAAAGCTCACGCCCGGTAGAGTCTACGATCGTGCCCGTGCTGCACTGATGTCGCTGTTCCAAAGCTCTGAGGCCGTCGTACGACTGACGGCGTTTGAGGGAGCAATGGCCAAGGGCATCGGTGAAGGCCTCTCCCGTGCCGAGGCTGCAACCATCGCACGCCGCGTGACTGAGACCACCCAGTTCCTCACTGGACCCGCCGCCACGCCCGCGGCCCTCCTCAACAGCGGCCCACTGCTACGCCAGTTCGGCACGTTCGCAGCTCGCTACGCCGGCTTTCTTGCTGGTCCCGCCCGAGAACTGGGCAGCGCCGCAGACGCATTCCGTGTGGGTCCGTTCGCCGGTCAGAACTGGGGCACGCTGGGCCGCGCCGCGCTGGCGTCCGGGCTCGCGTACGAAGCCGGCCAAGAGTTCCTGGGCGCTGATCTGTCCCAAGGCCTGATGTTCGGCGCACTACCGCAGCCTGTAGAAGGCTCGCCGTTCTATCCGTCGCCGTTCGTACCCCCCGTGCTGGGTGTTCTGGGTGGCGCCGCTCAGTCCGTGCTACAAGGCGAATCGCAGCCCTTGCTGCGTCAGTTGCCGCTGTTGGTTCCCGGCGGTGTGGCCGCTGCCCGTGCAGCCGAAGCCGTCGCCCCGAGCGTCGCAAAAGCGCTGGGTCGACGATACGCCGACTATGACAACATCCGCGATGACGGCACCATTCCCGTCTACTCCGGCGCCGGCGCGCTGCAGGGCAACCTAACCCCCGCACAGTTGTGGCTGGACGCACTGGGCGTAGTGCCCGGCGGCATCCCCACGCTGCAACAGGAACGGGAGCTGACACAGTTCCTTAAAGCCAACACGGACCGCATTGTGGGCTATAAGCGAAACTTCTTGGACGCCCTCTACAGAAACGACTTCAGGAAGGCTGAGTTTATTGACGCGGAGTATCAGAATGCAATGGGCATGGGCCCCATCGCCGTGAAGCCCCAAGATTGGAAAGCCACCCACGTACGGCACATGATTCCACGGTTGGAACGGATGCTGGACTCTATGCCCGCCGATGTGCGTGATGAGTACTCGGGCATCGTAGCGCAGGCATTGATGCAGGAGAGTGAGTCACTGCTGGGCGTCCATCCCGCGATGCTGACAATCACGGATACGGCAGCGGAAAGAGACCCATACCGTCAGGGTCAACCCAGCAACGTCATAGAGTTACTGCGTCAGCGTCAAATGCGAAACGGCGTGAGTCGCTAGGGCTGTGGCTGTCCGCCAAAACCGCCAGCAATGCTTTGGAAAAACGCGAAGATTTCCGGGCTGAAACCCAACACGAAAAGAAGCACCGCACCGTAAATCCATGCAAACATCACAAACCTCCTAAAAAGAAACTATGTAGGGGAAGGACCGCACTGCTCTGTGGTGGTCGGCGTTCCCCCCACCTGCCTCCGTCGCCGGCGCCGCCTCCAGAACGGACCGCCAAACCATCGAACCATATAGTAGTAGAGTATCGCCGCGCCTCTCGCAACTGCGCGCCGCCACGCCGTTGACCGCTGGCCGGCCAAGATCATCATTTCTTTTCTAAAGGCCAGATCAACCTCAGCACGGGTCATGGCCTGCGGCTGCGCGTAGCAACGGTCATGGGCCTCACACGCCACGCGCAGGATGCCGTCCGGTACGAAACGGTCTCCAATGTTGCCGGGTCCGCACGCCACGTTACTTTTCTCCGCCCCCGGGCCTCTCGGACCGCACCAACTCAATCAGGTCTCTAATATGTTGTGAGTTCTCTTTCGTGTGGTTGGTTAGGTATTCCTGCATGTTGTTCAGCCGCAAATCAATACCGTCCAGACGCACCATCATGCGTTCGCTTATTTGATTATGGTTCATGATGTGAGCTTCTATCTTGCCAATATCCACAGAGTTGGTGTTCCCCTGCGCCCCCTGTGACAACAGCTCTGAGTTAACTCTGTCATGCCATCCGCGAGCCAGGAAGCCCCCAAACGCCGTCACCATCGCAAACAAAGTCAACGCAACCCACTTGGCGACAGCTATGGCCACCTCCCGTCCGAACACGGGCGGGGTGGTGGGCGGAATCGCAGGCGCCACCACAACCTTCGCTGCCACAGGAGGACTCATAGCTTTGCGTCCGGCGGGTCACGCGGATTGTACGGCGGTCACGACCGCGGACGCAACGGGCTGCGGCAGGGGCAGCCGTCCGGCGCCGATAAGAGCCTTAGCGTAGGGGGTGAGAGCCCACATTTGCACTGGCGCTTTGTGAACGCACTGGGTGATTTCGGACCGCTGAAGCTGGGTTAACACAGTCGTCACGAACTGCGGCGGCAACCCGCTCGTTTCCGCAATGGACGACGCCGACGCAAAGCTCCGCGGCGCCATCAGCTCCAGCGCAATCTGGACAAACCGGGGCATACTGGACAGGGCAATGTACGCAACGAGGTCCAAGTCAGAGTCATCGACCGCGTCCCGGTTGTCAAAGTACGCCCTTGCCCACGCAATGGTCGCAAACTGCTTGGTCAAACGGGACGGGTCTTCCGCATCCACATACATAGCAGCCTGGTATGGGTTCTGAGGCGTCGCCCGTGGCATCGTACGACACCTCGCACACAAGTCCGCCAACGCCGTCATCCGTTCGTATGTTGGTTCCGGAAGAGCCGGGCACTGCGAGGCGGGATCAGCAGGCACGCACTTTTTAGCGAAGTCAATAGCGGTCAGAATCAAGGCGTGCAGTTCAGGTCGCCATATATGTATCGTCTGAGATATGTGGTTTATGTGATTCGCTCTTCGCCGCCGCTCCAATGCATTCTGCGGCGAGCACAGCCAGAAATTCACAAAACGCTCTCCCAGCGACCGCCTGCTAAGTACATAGTAGTCTATGTCTGTAGTAACGCAGGCCACAACTCCAAAACGAGATGTAAAGTGTTTGTGCTCGCCCGTGCCAAACCCACCCGCCGCCTCCCCGTCGTACGCCTCCCGCAAAACGGCGTCGATGCTGGCCGCTTGCTGCGGATCAATGCCCATATGCGAAGTGTAGTCTGTACTGAGCAGCACCTTGCCATCAAGACGCGGCAGCAGGGACGGCTCTTTGGACCCGCCCGTCACGAATCCACTGATGAGCGTCTTGTCGGTAATGCGGTTAAGAAAAACGGTGTCCGCAAGAGGTATGAACGGGCGGACCATCTCCGTTTTTCCGCTGCCGGGCCGGCCAACCACATACAGCCACGTCCGCTCTACAGCACGGTGTAGGGAGTTAGCAAGATACGCAGCACAGAGGATGTCCGGCACGAAGAGGTTGGTTCCGCTGAGGTCAAAAATGTCACGGTAACGGTCCCGCACCATGCTTAACGGGCTGGCCATGTCGGGTTCCATCCTTGAGGTTATGCACCAGTCGCACCAGCGATTCACTCGCCGGTCGGTCCATGATCCAGCGGAGGCCCAGCTTTGAGGCTGCGGCCCATCCCAGCACGGAGTGGCTGCCCCACACGGCCGGGTCAAACAAGGATTCGTTGCACAGGATTTGAAACGCGCAGTATCGTTCGTAGCGAGTGATGGAAGCCAGGGGGTTTCCCAACGGTCCGGTCGGCATCAGCATCAGAGAGAGTCGTTTATCAGCGGCCAGCATAACGGCCACGGCCATCGGCGTGAAGTCCGCTTTGACATACGGCGGCAACCGCACCCCGCCCCCCCCAACAGAGTTGCTGTCACCGTAGTACGCACGCCAACGGCTGACCTCACGACCACGGCCCCTCACAAACGACAACGGGGTGGAATCATACGCGGACGGCTTCAGTCCCATGAGACTGGCCACTGCTTTGTGAACAGGGCCGGACAGCGGTTTAGCCGACAAGCGCGCGCTGGGGCAGAAGGCGAGCTGCAAAAAGACCGCGTCTTTTGGTAGTGGGCTGAAGCGTGTTTTGGTCATGGGATCTCGCGGGTTGGGGGGTTGTCGCAGGCCCGGTGGGTCCGGGCGCTGCGTTCCCTTGGTTTTGAACTACGGGTTGCTCAATGGGTTGCTCACCGGATGGCTCCTAAGCCCCGCCGGCGCCAACGGCGGCGTTAGCGGTCCCTGCTGCTGCCCCTGCTGCGTTTGCTGCGACTGCCACAGCTGCAGTTGCTCGGGCGTCATCGTCGGGGGTGTTGGTGCGTGGGCGTGGCCCTGGTTGCCTTGGACCCATTGGCCACCCTGGTTGGGCTGAACCTGTGGGTTCGGGTTGTTGGGGGTGACGGACCCCGGATAGTTGCCGGGCCGATTACCACCGCGACCGTACCCGTACCCTTGGTTGCCTTGACCTTGCTGGCCGTAGCCTTGGTTGCTGGGGCGACCATACGGGGCATTGTTGCCGCTAAAATGTGTGGGTTGGTTGGGGTTGTAGGGGTTTTGGAAGCCCTGCTGGCCTTGGAAGCCCGGAGGGTTGTTCCCATACCCGAACTGCCCGAATTGATTGGGATTGTTGCTTGCGTTCTGGAGTGCAAGCTGGGCTGCGGCCTGGGCGGCGGCGTGGGCTGCGGCCTGGGCTGCGGTCTTGGCGTATGGCGGGACACCATACTGGGCTTTGTAGGCGGCGACGTCAGCGGATCGCTGGGCTTCCTCTTCGGAGATCGGGCATGGGTAGACGCAGCGGACCGTAGTACCCGGCGCTTGCAACTCTATTGACTCAATACAGTCGGTGGGGATGGACAGGCAGACGCCATCGCAGTGGAATGTCAGCATGTCCGCGTTGCCTCTGAGGGCTGTGGCCCCGAGGCTTACATGATTGGCGGCATAGACCGCCCCTTTGACAAGAACGCCATTAGCGCCATCCGGCTGGAGGCATGGCTTCTCTGTAATGATGAACCCGTTTTGCATATACTTCTCCCTGGGGGGTTATGACTGGCAGCCGCCACGCGCGGCCACGAACTAGACTCTACTCTTGCGGGTTCTCTTGCTCAACGGCAGCGTCGGGCAGACCCAGAAAAGACTCGACGTGCCGCAGTCGTTTTTGCAAAGCTCCAACCGCATGGATCAGATCTTCAATGGCGGCGGTGTTGACGGCTGTCGGATCACATGACGATTTCACAAGTGGCGCCTGGGTTTGGTCGGGGCTGCTTTCCATAGGTTGGTATCCTTTTCTTAAGAGTAACACGCACTTATCGACTGCTGTACTGTAACTCTTCCATGTTTTTTCTTCTTCCTTTTCTGCACGGTACAACCCCCTAATACATAAAAACACAGGGGTACATGCCGCCAGAAGAAGGATGAAGATGAACACCGCTCCGAATACTTCCGACGTCACGGGTTGACCCAGTTCTGTTGTTGGAGTTCCATAGTGCCTTGGATGTCCTCGGGGGTGTTGCCGGGGTAGGGAGTCATGGAGAGCAGCGTGCTGCAAAGCTGTCGGATGTCCCAGATGCGCATCTTTATGGCGCGAGCGCCGGCCCACGGCTCACGGAACCTTTGGGTTAAATCCTGTCCACGGTCATCGTCCGCTTGTCGGCCACCCTGTACATAGCTGAAGTTGCCTTGGGCGCTGCTGATGGCCGATTGTATTTTTCCGGCGTAGAGAGCGATCTTATCCTTGATGCTGTCCAACTCGTTGTAGTTGGCCTCATACTTGGGAAGCAGGCTTTCGGGAGTAACCACAGACATATCGATGTGGTCGGTGTTGGCGTTGTACACGCCGGGTGTTTCAATTGACACTGCCATTGTTTTTACCTTTCTTATTTTGTTATTGTAGCAACGGACCACCCGCTGCTAGTTGTGAGTATAGGTGGCCGGAGCCTGCTCCGGAGTGTAACTCTCCGCAGCCCCCCGAAAGAGACTGTCATTTGCGACAGGCTCCGGCCCTACTACCCTGCCGTGACGGAGACCGCGCCCACGAACACGATGGCCGCGGCCGAAAGGAGTGCACAAAGCACCACGGCTACCCGCAGGACCACAGTCTCCGCGCGCGACAGAGGAAACATCGTCAGCCCTCCATCCCAAAGATAATGAGCGGGACGATACCTTCTACGAAGTCGAAAAACCAGTAATACCAACTCATAGGTTCCTCCTAAAAGAGAACTAACCCTCACCACCGATTGTGACCATCTTGTCCCACACTTCTATCAGCCACCAAATCCACACATAGATCATCAGATCCACCTTATCAGGAGGAGAACTACTATGACCAGAAGCACGATTAAAAGTACCGTAACGATGTCCATTATTCTACCTCCACCCAATCGTTGCCTGGGGCCTTGTCACATTGTGACTCTAGGCCGTCGGGGAGCGCTGCAAAGAGCGCATCCTTGCAATCCCGTGAAACGTATAGCCGCGACTTGTCACGCAGCCTAACTTCGTGGGACCACTGCGGGTGATTATCCATTTTGCACACCGCTACGATGTCAGAGACACGCAGCCAGTGGCACTTCTCGAATTCGTATCGGACAAACTCTTCCTTCCGCTTCGGCCCGTCATTCATCGCGCGGAGCGCCTCTTCGTCCGTCCCGCAGAATGGACCAACCGAGAAACACCAATCGTTTTGACAAACCGCGTGTCTTTTGTTCTTGAGGACGTGAGGCACCGAAAGCCCCCCACCGCACCAGCAGCATTTGTATTGTGTTTCGCTCATTTTGACTCCATTGCATCTTGTAGGGACTGCATGGCCATTGCGTGCAGTTCAGCCATTGCGTCAACTTCGCGGGTTGCCATCTCGTGGTCGTAGTCACTGGCTGAGTGGGCCTGCTTGCGGCATCGGGCGCGAATCTGGTTCTGGGTTTCGATGGCCGCGAATGCTGCACCGGCGATGCGGGGGACGTCCGGCGTCGCCTTGGGGGCGGGCTTTGGATCTCTGAAGATCATTACAATACAGGAAACAATCATTACTGTAGACAAGGCAAACACGAATCCGGCCAGCGACATGCTATTGTAGTGTGCTTTCCGTGCGATCGACTCTACCTCCCTCAGTTTTTGTTCAAGTGTCATGGGTTGTTTCCTTTTGAGTAGCGGGTGCGGGCACGCATGGGGCCGCTGACAAACGATTCGGATCCGTGCAGGGGGTCGCCTGCGTTGATAGACTCTAGTCTTTTTTTGATGCCCGTGCAGTAGTCGGGCGAGATTTCGATGCCCACATATTGGCGGTCCAGCTTTTTGGCAACCGCAAGCGCGGCGCCGCTGCCGGCGAACGGGTCCAGCACAATGTCACCGGGGTTGGTGCAGGCGCGGATGATGCGACCAAGGACCTGCTCGGGCATCTGGCATGGGTGCCAACGGCAGCGCTCGCCGAAGGTGCCCGCCACGCGGGACACACACCATGTATCGCTGTCAGGCGCGAAGGCGTCGGGAACGTCGGCAGGACGCAGAATCCATGTGTTGTCTGGCACCTTGCCGCCAGGCCGTTGGCGGGGGTCCCCGTAGGTCGTCATGCGTGCGGACGGTACGCGGATGGCATCAGCGTTCCACGTAATAGGTTTCGTTGGCGTTCCGTCTTTTACAAAATATAACAGGTGCGTGTGGCTGCGGGAGAAACTGCTCTGGCGGGCCACGCCGAAAGTGTAGTGCCAGATGACCCAGCTACGGAACGTGAATCCTGACTCCTGGGCGCGCACCTTAAGTTCCGCGGCGTACTCATCCCCGATGGCCAGCCAGAAGGAACCGCCGGGACGCAGTACACTGTACGCCGCCAGCATCCATTGGCGGCACCAACCCATATACTCAGCGGGCGGCATGTTGTCTTTGTGCTGGTCGTAATCGTAGCCAATGTTGAATGGTGGGTCCGCAAACACCAAGTCAGCTTGGAAGCTAAGAGGCGCATGTACCATCCACTCGATGCAGTTGCCAGTTATGACTTCGTCAAGTTTCATAGACACCACACTTCCCAAACGAAACGAATCTGGACTTGAATCCAAGAGCTAGTTCCATTGTGGTTTGGATGCCTATAGTGTGGTCTAGTGCCTCGACCCAACTGTCTGTTCTGTTGATTGCAGACTCAATCTCACGTTCTTCGCTCAAGCTAAACGGACGCTGCTCGCTCATGAGCGGTCTCCGGTTACCGGGCACGCTTCACACACGCGGACAATTTCGTCGGATAGCGTAGCCCAAAATGTGGCACTCGCCGCAGCCCACGCCGCCGCCCAGGCCGCAGCCCACGCCGCCGCACTCGCCGCCACACTCGCCGCCACACTCGCCGCATCCGCCGCATCCGCCGCCACACTCGCCGCATCCGCCGCACTCGCCGCCGCATGCCACTCATCTGGGGTCGGTATGTCTCCGACGAGCACGAGACTGTATAGAGCCACCACCGCATCTATCACGGTCACACCAGCGCCGATAGCGTGTTGGCGCGCGCCATGCACCGGGTCGGCCAGTATCCATATGGCCATCCGCGGCCATGCGAGAGACAGATCGGCTCCGACCGGTATTGCCGACATCACACGTGTCGGCCAATCTAGCCAGTTGGCAGGCAGCCGCTCGAATGTGACATCTATGAGATGCAGGATTTGCTCCGGTATGCCAAGCCGGTTGGCCAGCTCCGGATGCGGGCTGTCGCCGCTGTGTGCCATGCAGCCGATCGCGCATCCGCGATGACCGTCCCAATATGTTCCACGAACCAATTCGTTGACCCGCCGGTGGGCGTCCAATTGCGCCAGAGTGTCGGCCTTTAGCTGCTCTGAGTTGCGATATGCAATATTTTCTGTGGTCATGAATGGTCTCCAGTTTGCGGGTTGTGGGTTAATCGAGGGCCAGGGCGGTGAAGGCCTTCAAGACAGGTACGATGCGGGAAAAGCGTACGAACACGATGCGACCGCTTGGCGTCAGTGTTGGGTACGCGGCTTCGCAGAGGTCCCACCGCCATCGGAGGGCGTCAGCGACGGAGATTACATTGTTGGCTGGATCCGCCGCAACGTCCACGTTCAGGGCCCACGTATGTATGGATGGCTTGTGGTGGGGAGGATGCAGGCCGGGGATGGGGCCGGCAGGCGTACCGTAAGGTGTAAATATAATGCGGTTGCCTAAATGGCGGGTCGCGTTCACATAGTTGTTTTCCTTTGCAGACCAGCCAGGGAAGATGTCATCTATGTCGCATGAAAACTCAATAGCGCGCAGGATGGCATGCTTTAGTCGCTCGAACCGATCGGAAGGTAGTGAGTAGCCCGTGCTGATGGCATGCAGCCAACCGCAGGTAGAGTGCTTGGCGCCGGGCTCGGCATCCAACAGCGTTTCGGTACACCCGAACAGAGCAGCCTCTGTGAGCACCCGGTATATAGCGTTCTGCCAGAATCCGGGATCAAAGGGGTTGCTGGGGGATTCCTTGTATTCAGCGCCATTGTTGAGGAACGCTTTGCGTCCGTATGTGACGGTTCGGCCCGTGTCTCTGATGCGGTCCACGGCATGTCTGATGGTGAGGGGGGGTACGTGCTCGGCGGGCAGCACCAGCATTACGTTGGTAATCTGCGTTGCACCAATGAGAGCGTCCACAAAAGCATTAATACGGATGTGGGACTCCAACGGATCGTTCAGCAGTTGGTTCAGCTTTACGTATAGACTCAGGCCCGTTTCACTTATTGGCTTTGTTGTCATTGTTGCATGTTTCCTTCCGGCCTCGGTTTGGCGGCCATGACGTCAGTGATTTCCTTGCGAACAACGGGAATGGAGCGGGGGGCCGTGATGCCCAGCCGTACTTTGTCTCCGCGGATTCCAAGCACCACTACTTTGATATCGCCGTCGATGAGGATGCTTTCATTGCGTTTCCGGGACAGAACTAACATACGAATCCTTTCGTTATTGTGTACTTGCTCCTCGGCGGGGAGCGCTCGGCTGTCAAGCATAAGGTGGCCGAAGCGCCCCCGCGCCCTGAGGAGAAAAGAAGCAAGGGCCGGTCGCCCGCAGGACACACAGCGGAATTGACAAACACTGCATGCCTGGGGCGACCATTCCGTGTCAGCCGCGGACGCTACTTGAGAACGCCCGCGGGCATGGCGCCTACGTCGTTGGCTGTAAGAGTCTGATGCTCGCCTTCGCTGCCAGGGGGCAGCATATCGCACTTCTTGTTGATGTACACGTTGCGCTGGGTTGGATCCTTCTTGCGGGTCACTGCCGCCAGCACGTACCACTCGCCACGCTCACAGTGGGACAGGATAGCTTTGGCTACTGCAATCGGATCGTCCGGCACTTGGCTGTCCAAAATTACATTAGCAGCACGCACGAATCCGGCAGCGCCCATCTCGCCCAGCGTGAACATGATGCGAACGGTGCGGCCTTCGTGGGGACCGGCGTCACCAATGCGGAACGTCAGCCAGATGGCCGGGTCCGATGCGCCCGTTGCGTTGGTAATCACGCCGACCTGACCGCCCAACAACTCGCCGATGTAGGTGCCCTCAGGCGGCGTCCATGATTGCACGGCGTCCCGTTTGCCCTGGGCCAGGACTTCGTGGCGTTGGGCCGCCGCTGCGATAAATGCGTTTTGGTCAAATATTACTGGCATAGAACACTCCTCTGTTGTGCTCTTGTAAGAGCGGGTTAACTTAACTCCGTGACGAAGCTACAAACGCTGTAACGCTGTCATCGTAGACTCTGTGAAACAAATCCATTCCGTGTTGATCTGTTATGTCAATGGGGTTGGTGCTCAGCGGCACCGACACCCGCACAGGTATCATTGGGTCTGAGGGCAAGAAGCCTAGCGTGAACCGTTTTCGTATTTCGGTCTTGACTGGAGAGCGGATGGACACGGGCCGGCCCTGTATCATCTGCGTCCCTGTAACCCCGCCGCCCGTGGTGGTTACGTCCGTTTCGTTCAGAATGATGCCGGTGTAGTCTGCATCTTTGTATAGGTTTCGCTCCACGCCCGCATTGAGCACGGTATCCTGGACGGCAGTGTCGCGGCCATCGGACCCCTTTTTCCAAACGGGCATGATGTGAGATGTAGCGATCCACCCATACCCCGCATTGTACACATCGGTTAGAAGTCTGTTGATTTTGCCGTTGACAATGTCCCACCCCGACCCTTTTTGTCCATAGTTAGTTATGTCTTCGTGGGCGTCCAAGTACTTCATGGCACGGTACTGGGCAGTCAGCGACGCCCGCACCAGCGAGACCACGGATGGCATGGGGTCAAAGACCACAGTGTCGAAGTAGCGGCGTCCGGCCAGCCCGTCCGCAATGACACGGTTCAGCAGTTCTTCATAGCGTTCCCATGCTGAAAAGTAATACACAGATGTGCCAGGTCCGCGATATGGAATGGCCAGCGCTTTGTTCTCAAAGTCCAGCACCAGCGATCGCGGCGCCGAGAGGCAGAAGTGGGTTTTGCCGCCACCGACCTTGGCCCGAAGATAGACTCTAAGACGTCCGGCGGGAGGCGGTCCGAATACTCGCACACCCTCCCCAAACTGTGATGCATACGGGTCCAGCATCGACGGTTGTGGCTGTGCCAACGGCGGCTGCGGCAGCGGTTGTGGACGGGGCTGGGGGGGAGGCAGAGCTGGTCGCACGGAGGGTGCAGCGGGCGCGCTGCCGGTAGTGATTGTTTGAGTCATTGGTCAATTCCTTTTTGTTAAACGAACTATTCACCATCAATGCTTTCGGGTTCGTCGGAGTCGCCGGAGTCGTCGCCGCCGCGGGCCTTGACCCACGGGTCGCAGCGTTCATACAGGGCAGCGTGCTGCATTCCCTCTTCTCGAATCAAAGCCGCCCATTCGTGTGGCGCTTCGGTGTTGCACATCTTTAGAAACGGACACGCCTTGCGTCCCGCAATGCCGCCGCACACGTAACGGTTGGCTACGCGGGGGAACATGCGTCGAATGTCTTCGTGCCCGTTTGTACCATGCATGCGCGGCTGGTGTGAAACCTCTATGATGCGGTCAAGGATGTCGGGCTCGGGCACGGACGCAGTATAGGTAATCTTTGACGTTGCGATGGGTGCCTTTTCGGGCACCGCCTGACCCTCCAGCTCCCGCTGCGCGTACCATTCGAGCACGCGGGTAAAGTAACTTTGGATGCCGCCCTTGTCTTTGGTCTTTGGGCAATACTTAATCCCAGCAGGTTTGACCAACAGATGATACGACCCCATTACATGCTTGTCGGGGAATGCGGCCATCGCCAGCAAACGGTGCTGGTGTATCTGAGCATCGAACTCCAAGGCCCTTGCAGCAAGGGACGGGGACTCGCCCGTAGTTTTGTAGTCCAGCAGCCAGATCTCGTTGGAGTCGTTGGCCGACTGCCCTAGCACGTCAATACGGCCCGCCAGCGTAACCGATCGTCCCGAAGGAGTGGAAAGCACGCACGCCGTGTGTTTCTCAACGGCCAGCGGTATGATATCTTTGGGCAGCGCATCACGGGCACGGATGTACTCAGCCATCGCCGCAGCTTTATGTGTCATTACCTCTAATTGGTCCAGCCGCGTCTCCGTAAACGTGCCGTCAGGCAAACGGCCATCGGGTGTCTGAGCGGCCATCAACCGCAGCGCAACGCTGTTTTGGTATTCGTGCAAGTGATTGTGGATTTGTTCCGTGCTCATGCCTTTGGACAGCCACTCCATCGCCTTGTGGAACAGCGTGCCTTGTCGCATACCGGGGGACCAATAGCCCAACGGCACAAGACCCAGCCCGTACTCATAGAACCACCTGCGAGTGCATTCGTGGTATGTCTTGACGGCGGACGACCGCACAGGCGGGTTGTTAATGACTGGTAGGCTGTGCTTGAACAGGTGCTTCAGTTCAGGTCGATCGCACGGCACGGTGGGGCACGGGGATGTCATCAGGGCATCCGGGGCCGGCGTCAGCACGAAACCCAACGGCGCTAGCTGATTAGCTGTTGCCGGACGCCAGCGGCTTGGGGTCGACGGGCTTGCCACCGTAACGGGAGGGACAGTTTCTTGCCCGTTGAGGTTGGTCGGGTGTTCTGACATTGGTCAATTCCTTTCCTTCGTTACTCAGCACCAGCATGTGGCCGATCATCAGCCGCAGTACGAACTCGCCCATGCGCCGCTTTGCGTGTACGGTCGTGGGCCTGCTGGCGTTGAAAATCAAGTTCAGCCTTAGCTGCGACACCAATTGGCCCAGATGATCCATCGTCATGCCGGCATCGCTATTGGTTTTTCCCTCGGTCCACCACGCCCCGCCCCCGCTCTCCAGCATCAGATACGGGTACAGGCAGCTGCCCGCCAACCGAGACAGAGCACGAACAAAACGGGCACGGTCCGCCGTCGTAATATTGTCGGACAGCTCGCCGTCAAGTGAACTCTTACGTTCCAGCGCCGCAATGTGCTCATAGCTTTTAAGTGTGTAGTCACCGCAGTCCAGCTTCGCCCTCTCGGATCGTACGGTCACCGGGTAGTCCTTGCCGCCCCACTCCACTGCGATGATGTCAGGGAAAGCAAACGGGGTCTTCTCCCGCGTATCTATGAGCATCGTGACTGTACGGGGCAGCTCTTTCATAAGAGGTCTATATCGCGGCTGCTGGCGCTCAGAACAACACACTCAACATCGGCAACGCGGCGACACATTGACGCAGAGCACTTCTTCTTTTCAATAAAACTCATTGCGGGGTTTGTTGGGGTGTTTGCGACGGACGGGGTGGGACGCCATCGTCTCCACCGCCAGCCCCGCCGCTATATACTTTTTTACCAACTGCTTTTGAATAGTACGCAAGCCGGGCCAATCGGGCCCCACGGCCAACGTAATCAGGATGGGCACCTCGGGCGGCAGATCCAGCGTTTGGCACAGCAACGTATACATACGAGGGGTGAGGCGGCGCGATCCCTGTTCGACCAATGAGAGCACGGATACAGGCATCCCCGCGGTGTCAGCCAGTATGCGCTGCGGGATAGCACGGGCCACGCGGGTCTCCCTCAGCACGGACCCTAGATTCTCCAGTCCTGGCAGCATATAGGCTTCAGTCCCATCTGTTTTGGGCGTGCGCATCATGCCTGGCCCAGTGCCCCGCATATGCGGCGACCGGCCTCGCGTCCTTGTAATCACCACTCGGCTCGGATCAATCGGCATAACTAGCTCGGATCGACGCCGCAACGAGCCTTGGCTTCGGCCAATATCGGTACATCGTGGACGCCCGTCACTGCCCGTAATCTAGCAAGGTAGCCGGATTCCGTCAAGCAAATGCGCAAAGAATTTAGCGCTTTGTCATAATCTCTTATAAGGCAATCAATTCCAAGCGAGTCATAGCCGTTGAAGAAAACGCACGCGCCGGGCGGCAGCATGGTAATGACACGCCGTTGCACATCGCGCATTAGCAACGCGGCAGTGGACTGAACTAGGAAATTCGCGATGGTGCTTTCGTATTCGTGTTCGTTGAGCGCTTGGGACCGGATGAACCAGCGGCGGAAGCCCAGCACGGGCTCGACCAAGAAGCCGTCCCGCGTCACCTGCCGTATGAGCGCCTGCTGATACGCATCCAGCTCAGGATACGCGGCACGGGACAGGGCAATCATCTCTTGGCAGCGTTCCAGCGGGAAGTCCACGCCCACATCGCGACGCAATGTGAAACGGAACTGGCGAGCGCCGCCGCGGTAGATGATTAGAAAGTTCATCGTCTTGCCCGCGTGCCTATAGACTCTACGGAACTGTGGGTGACTAATGATATCAGCACCAAACAGCTCCACTGCTCGCATCGTATGGCGGTCCACCCCGTCGCGGTACTCTTGGATCATGCGTGAGTCGCGGGACAGCATGGCCGCAAGGCGTACCTCTATCTGTGATAAGTCCCACATGAGCACGACGCCGTGGCGTCCGTGACGGGAGCTGACGCAGTTATGCACTTCCTCCGGCCACGTCTGTGGAGCTGGATCCTTTGCGGTTGCACGGCCCTGGACAGTACCGCCGCCCGTCGCATTGGAAGCGCGGCCATACTCGCCTGGGAACGGATACCACTGAGGGTAGACGATGCCACGGATGGAACGGTGCTTGGACTCCGGCGACGCAATCGCCTTCAGTGTGCCAACGGTTTTCTGCAGCGCACGGTGGGCAGTAAGCAGGCCAAGGGACTCATAGTAAGCGGACTCGGATGGCAGGTGTTCCAGAATGAGCTTTATATTGTCCTCGCCCGTGCTGATGATGCCACCCACATCCGAACGGGCCAGTTGAGGATGACGCAGCAGGCACGCCTCGGCGGTCGCGTTGGCCACCAACGTTCGCAACGGATCTCGGCTGCCTGTGCCCGCCAGCGCACATCCGGTGAGCGCTTTGAATCGGTTGGCATGGGCAGCCATCCTGAGCAGCAGCGATGCGTTCAAGGTCGCAACAGCACGGCGGTCTACACAGATGCCAGCCTCTTGCATGTGCAGAAATGAATAGATGGATTCACTGAACCAACGGCGGGCGTACTCTGTCAACGCTAATGGATCGCACTGCCCGCGCAGTATGTCACGAGCAGCGAGAGTAACGAGTGCATCGGTGGCATTGTAGCGGTGGGCAGCGCCGTCGAAGGCTGATGGGTATCGCTTAAATTTACGGGCCTTGGGATTAGAGTCTGTAAGCTCAGGCAGCAGGCCCAGCAAACGGGCGATGGCCTCTAGAGATCGCTCAGGACGAACATCACTGGCCAGCGTGTTCCACGCCTCTACGTCTTCTATTACTAACGGGGGACACAGCACCTCGCGGAACTCAGGATACGCACGGAGGTAAGAGAAGTCAAAGAGGGCGTTCTTGAGCACCAGCGTGCCGTGGTTGGCACGCAAACGGTGCAGGACTTGGTACAGAGATGCACGGTCAACGGGCTTGGACCAAACATACACGCGGGCTTTGAGCGCACTGCCTTCTGCCTCAACGCGCGCTTGTCGGCTTAACCGAATCCGGCCCTGTTCCCGACCCGTGTACTGATGCCAAGCGATGGCGACGGTGGATAGCAGTGAACGGGGGCGGTCAATGGCCGTGGACTTGACGGGGTGGTAGACCGTTTGAACGGGCTCGGTGTCGAGTAGACCGTATGTCTCAATGTCGAGAGCGAGCACAGACGGGACGGGAGACGGCACGGGCCCATGCAGGTCGGCCAGTGCATTTATAACGGGCACGGCACGGGGTGGTGTGAACAGGGCCGGACTCGGTTCAGCCGACAAGTTCTTTACCGGAGCAGAAGCGGCGCGGTCCAAGGAAGAGAATAGTAGCGACAAGTGGTCGGCGACGGCGTGAACTAGATGGGGGGAGCGGGAGGGGAGGGTGGCGGCGGGGTGGTAGGTGGCATATGTGGGGAACGGGCCTAGGCCGTTTATCAGCACGGGCTGGCCTTGGCGGCGGAATGCGTCTTTCTTCATTGTGCCGAGACGGAGGGACTCTACGGTGGTGGCGCCGAGAAGTAGCAGGGTGACGGAGGGGTGTGCGCTGAGGAGCAGCTTGAGGTCACTGACCAGGAACGCATTGCAGGCGTCGAACATGGGGCGGCGAGGTTTGGCCTTGGTGGGGAGGCGGCAGCGAACGGCGTTGGTGGCGTAGATGGTGATGGGGAGGGATGCAAATTGGGACAGCCAGTCGGTGAGGATTTGGCCGGAGGGGCCTACGAAGGGAGCACATTGCGCGTCTTCTTCAGAGCCGGGAGCCTCGCCGATGCAGAGGAGGGCGATGGAGGAGGGCTTGTAGTCGCCGTGCCGATGGAGTGGAATACACAGTGATTGGCGGTGCAGGGTGGGTTGGGATGCGATGCCGAGGTCACAGCGGGAGCAGGAGGCGTCGCGGGAAACGGCGGACGGGCTGAGGACCACTAGCGGGTAGTTCATGGTCAATTCCTTTTTCAGTTGTTGAGGCGGGCAGGATAGAGAGGGCCAAACAGTATGTCAAGAGATGCGTTTTTGAGCACGAAGCGGACGCAGCAGGGTACTTTAGTTAGTGGCTCGCTGGGTCTGACGGACCGGGCTTTTTTTCGGTTCAGTGGATATCAGAGGTCCGTGTTTGTTACGAATAACAGCGATGGGATCCTCAAGGTGCTGGTGCATGGGGACTTTGGGTCTTTTGAACCGGATGTTAACGTGTATGACGAGATCATTCCGGTGGGGGGAATGGTGGACGTTTGCCACGATGGTGCGAGGCAGACGGATCGGATTGCGATCTTTACAGAGGCGTCTAACGGAGCGGAGACTAACATTGCAGTGGTGGGTCTGGGCGTCAGCGGGTAGAGTCTACACAGAAGGGAGCGGACAATGGGCAGAGGTGGGTTTTTGAGTACATCTAAAACAGTGGCGCCTACGAGTGTGTTGAGGGGCACGACGGGGGCGGCGGGCTACTTACAGAACGTGAGCAGCCTGATCACGATGCCGTGCAAGTGCAGGATGCTTTTTGTAAGCAATACGAGCGGGAGCATTATACGGGTGAGGGCGGTGCTGTTGGATACGGCGGTGTTTGGGGATGCGGTGACGGAGCTGACGGACATCCTGTTTGACTTTATCATAGCTAACAACACCACGATGGATATTGCGATGGATGGGACGTGGCAGATTGGGAAGTTTGCGATCAGGCCGGCGGCGGCAGCGCCGACTACGACCAACATTGTAGTCCGCGGGCTGCCGTGTCACGGGTCGGCGTAGGCTCTTGGGTATGAGCGTTGAGGGAGGACGGTGATACATGCCTGGAGGGAGGGCGATTGCGGGGATTGTGACCAATAGCAGCCCGATCGCGGGTGGGGATGGGTTCAACTCACTAGTGCTGGCCGGTCGGGGTGTCACATACAGAATTAATAGCATTGTGATTGATAACCCAGAGGTCGCCACAATGAGGTACGTGCACTTGGTGTTGGTGAGCGACGGGAGTGGAAACGCGGCGAACGGTGTGGCGCTGCTCACGAAGGTGAGGGTGCCGCCTGGCAATCCGTTGGTGTCGAGCCTGCGATTGGACCTATATCCGGGGCAAGAACTTAGGGTCAAAGAGGACGGGGGGAACGAGCTGAATGTTACGACGTTTGGCGAGGTGACCGGGTAACAACAATGGGTGACATAGAACACATAGAGCCATTGGTGCATCTGACTGATGATAATGGCGTGTCGCTGGGGACGGCGACGAATCCGATTCGGAATGATCCGACAGGGACAACGCCGCAGCCTGTGACGGGCACGGTCGCGGTGACGGGGAACATTGCGCAGGAGACGGGGGGGAATCTTGCGGCGACGGCGAGCGCGACGGCAGCGGCGGCGGCCAGCCTGAGTGTGGTTGATGATTGGGACGAGAGCGACCGTGCGAAGGCGAACATTATAGTGGGGCAGGCGGGTGTGCAGGGTGGGTCGGGCGTGGTGACGGGGAACACGCAGAGGGTGACGCTGGCCACTGATGCGGCGTTGCCGGCAGGCACGAACGCTATTGGGAAGGTGACTCAAGATACAGCGAGCAACTTTAATGCGCAGGTGGTGGGAGCCACGGCGCACGATGCGGCGGATGCCGGGAACCCGATTAAGGTGGGCGGACGCGCGGTGGCGACGGCGGCGACGCCGACGAGCGTGGCGACTGGAGATCGTACCGACCAGTTGATGACACGCTATGGCGCTGCGCTTATTGCGGGGCACCCCAACAATACACTTGTTTCAAATGACTACACAGCTGCTCAATCGGCTGCCGTGCTGCAAGCGATCAGCGCAGGCACGCGTGCCGTTATCAAGTCGGTCGAGATAACCCTGGGTGCCGGGAGCGACCCCGCGACACCTGTCTATATTAGTGTTGAGGTGAAAATTGGGAGCTTGCGGCTTGCGAAGCATCCGGGTCTGGCGCCGAGTTCCGGCCTTGTGGTGACATTCCAGGGCGTTGCGGGCGCCAACGGCGATGACATTACGGTGACATGCGATGATCCGGACGGCACACTTTCGGTGAGCGTCGAGTATCACACAGAGGCGGTGTGAGTGGCTACTAATTCTATTACGTTGAGACTCGTTACGAATGTGGGGTCTGTAGCGCATACGTGTCAGACGGATGCCGTGCTCATTGATGGGGAGGTGCCGGGGACGGGCGGCGGGAGGGTTGGCGGTGTCATCGCGCCGCGAGGGGTCATTCCCGTGGCGAGAGGTGGAGACCTCGGTGATCCGGGGACTACGATCCGGCGATGGGCGCATGGGCAGACACATCCGGATATTGGAACGTATGGCCGGCTGTCCACCACACAGGCGGATCGGCGACTGGACCTGAGCTACGGGCCGTATACTGATCCCCCCATGAGCTACAGTGAGCACTTTCTTGGCTCCTTCGCGACGCTCGCGGGCGATTTGGACGGCGTTGAAGTGGCCGCGGCGTCGGAAATGGTGTGGCAGGTGGAAGCGAAAAAAGGGGTTGATAACGGTCCAACGGGCCATCAAATACGGGTCAAGGTTTATCACCGGACGTCCGGCGGCACGGAAACCTTTCTTTACTATGAGGATAGCAGCGAGCTGAGTACGTCGTTTGCGTATTACCCTATGTCGATGTTTTTTGAGGAGACGTGGGGGACAAATGAGCTGTTGGTCGCGAAGTATTACGCAACGCTGGGTTTTGAGGTTTGAGTTATGATTAAGTATGGGTCGGTGAGGCGGGACCATGCGGTGTGGTGCTACGAGATGGCAAAGCGGGTGGCCACGGAGCGCACCAGGTACACGGGAGGGGAGCTTCCGGTACAGGGGACGATTCCGGCGCATAGTGTGGTTGAGACGATGGCTGAGGCGCTTTGGGCTTGGACAGTGCTGGACGGGCTGACTGTCGCGGCGGTGGCGCTGCGGGTGAAGGCGATAACGGAGGCACTGTATAATACTACGACAAGAGAACGGCTGTTGTCGCCCCCAACGTACCCGACAAATCAGGCCATTGTGGCTGAAGCGGGTTTAATTCTGACATTTCTAAAATCTAAAGATAACGCCTAGAAGTTAGGTTTTGTCATTAGTGGGGCTCCCTTCGGCTAGAAAAGTGGGGGGGTGGAGGGTGGGGATGGGGGCGGCGTCACGGAGCGGCGCGAAGCCGCTGCTGAGGGTGCGGATGGCGTTGCGGGCCACGCCGGCGGGTATGCCGCAGAGATAGCCCAGGTCGGCGACGGTGAGGGGGGTGACGTTGGAGGGGACGCCGTCGTAGCGGCGAGGCACTAGCTCACATGAGCCATCGGCGTTGCGGCGTAGGGACCAGGATAGAAACACTTCTTGGGCAAATTTTAGAACGCCGTGCGGGGACATCATCGGGCGGATGTGGGTGATGGGCAGGCCGTCCTGTTCGGCGAGACGTCGCATAGAGTCTATTGCGAAATTATTAAATTCACGCAGCGCTTTGAGGGTGAGCGACATGCGGGGGATTTCTTTACGCATTTGGGGTCTCCGGGTAGGTGCGGCGGTGGCAGGAACGGACGGGGTCGGGCGTAGGGACGGGGGTGGACCCGATGCGAGCATGGGCGACGCTTTCACGTAGGAACGCATCGTTGCCCGTGTGGTCGTACAGCTTTTGGGCGAGGGCGATGCGCACTAGGGATGCCACTTCTATGCCGTGGGCGGCGGCGCAGTGGTTGGTGGCTTCCATCATTTCAACAGTTACGTCAAAGCGGATGGTTGCTTTGTACTGGCTTTTTCGCAGGCCGGAGTTGGGCGCGGTTTTGGGAACTCTCATTTGGTTGGCTCCGGCGGGCAGGTACAGGCACATGCGGGGGCAGCCGGACCGGAGCCGCGTGGACTATCTATGGGCATGATGGCAGCGCGGACGGCCACGGACGGAGGTTGCATAGTGTATGAGTCGCCATTGATTCCTAACAGATTGATGACAATGGTGGTGTTCTTGGCGCGGGTGGCGCCGCAGGGCGATTCCAATGGGACACACAGTTCAACGACGGCGCCGGAGGAGTCTCCATCTTGGGTAGCGACTTTGTCAATAGAGTCTAATAGTGTGCTTAGCAGGCGGGCGTTCACACACAACGATACGGTTTGGTTCTGGGCCGCGGCATCAAACAGATCGTCCAGCTTTGGGAACGTGGCGCCGGGCTCTTCTGTTGGTATGTAGAGCTGATGGGTATTAGAGAGGCTGCCGTCAGAGACGACGGCTTGGAGGTGGACGCCATCGGCGTTGGGATTGGACAGCGAGTGCTCATCGATGGTGACGACGGTGACGGGGTTGGTGGGGTGAAGGTGGTCACGGAACGGGCGCTTGGGGATGTGCTTTTTCACAGCGTTGAGGACTTTGGCCGAGATGAGGGGGCGGAAGCAAGCGTTTGGCACAACGATTATGTTGCCGGCGCCCTCGGGGTGGTGGGAAGGGGACTGACGGGCGGCATGGTCACACCAGCTAACCTCTATTGCACTGTAGCCGTTGGTGGTAGCGGCGTGGCAGAGGGGGTGAGCGGTGGGGGTGGCGGGGTGATAGGCATCGCGGGTGAACTGGACGGCGTCGACGGCGTAGCGGGACGGCTCTTTGGCGGCGATGGCGGTGATGTTCAACACGGATCGTGGAATAATCATAGTAATCGGTCCTTTCAGTTGGAGGAGGAACGGGAGGCGGCGGCGTCGCGGGCAAGGGCGGCGGCGTCGCGTACTTCGCTGAGGATGTTTGAAAATAGGTGTTGCTTCTCGGACTCGGGGCTGTAGCAGGCAGCGCCGGGCATGACGCGTTGCATGCAGTCGCGGTCCATCTGCTCGCATTGGATGACGCCCACGGAAATGCAGCCAATATAGTTTTCTTTTTCGATGTTGACTGTGAGCAGCATGCTGACGCCAACGGGGGATGATGGGTCGTCAAATGGGATTGCTTCCAGTTGAGGGTTGGGGGAGCGAAATGCTTCACGCAGTAAACGGATAGTGTTTTGGGCGCGAGAGAACATGTCCAGAGTATGAGGGTGTGCAAGCAGCCATTGGGCGCGGGCCTCACATAGGCGAACAAACTCAGCTCTGCGAACGGATTCATTGGGGGAGTCAAGGCCGTCAAAATTGTCTACGGACATGGGTCAATTCCTTTCTAAAGGCAGCCGGGCGCGAACAGCAACACGGCAGCGGACAGAATTATACATAGTAACAGAACGGCAGCGGAGAATATCTTATCTTTTGGGGGCAACGGTTAAATACTCCGTGAGAATGACTGCAAACGTAGTGTAAATGGCATGCATTTTTTCGGTTGTGTCACGCTCTGACAGGGGATAGCAGCACATGGCTGCGTGAACGACGCTGATGTACTCACACTCATAACCCTTGCGGTTGAGCATGGATTGCGCGATGTAGGCAGCGACGGTGGAGGCGCCGACGCAATTATACTTTTTGGATATGGTGTTGGCTAGGCCGCGGGCGGCGCGCCACGAAGCGACCTTTACAGCACTATGGCCACAAAGGATTACATTCACTAGCAGCGCTTGCACGTTGGCGATGCATTGGCTTTCGGGTGCGAATGCGGAAGCGTAGGGGCCAAGGTGTTTGCCAAACTGTAGATGGTAGGCGAAGTTAGGCCATGCGGTGTGACGGTGTGTGGCACTGCCCTTGGCGCTTTTGCTTTTGGCGTAGGCTTTTTGAAGTGCCTTGCGCTCTTTGGTGGGGGAGCGTTCGGACAAGAATTGAACTAAGTTATTTAGTCGGAGGTCACGGAATTCGGTGGCTTTCATGGGTCAATTCTCCAAGATGTAGCGCGGCCTACGATGTTGTGTAGGTCGCGACTACCACAATAGTAATATATCGGCAAGGGGAGGGTCTGTCAAATAATTTGCGCTAAAAGATGGGGCGACCAGCAACGGTACGCCCCTATTTTTTGTAAACGGCTTTGGGCAAAGGACCTAGCCGATTACTTTGGCGATCAAAACGCTGTCGGGACTTTCAACGTCGTTAAGTAACAGGTGCGCAACATTGGCCTTTTTTAGGTCGTGAATGATGGACAACGGGGGGGACGGGCGGAAAACGAACGTTGACGCGTCACCGGGTGATAGAGACTGGTAGGCTTCCTCAATCATCGGGAGGATGCGGCTTTCAAGATATCCGTTGTACCAATGGGCGTTGCCCAGCGCTTTGGCGATGGCGGCAAGCATGGGGGTAAGCACGGGGCTTGGCCCGGCTGTGGTGGGGGCGGGGTGGGGCTTGCGGGAACGGCCATTGGACCCAGAGCGCTTGACGACGGGGCGACCGTTGCGCTCGTTTACAGATATCCATTGGGGGGGCGGTTGCCACGGGCATGGGTTGCGCCTCTGGTCGGATACTAGGCAGCGACAGAAGACAAAATCAGAGTTAGGCACCAAGCCGGGGACGCAAAAGGATGTGCTTCCGCGCATTACAGATAGGCCGCGCGATAGCCAAAAATCGAATGTACCGTACTCGCCGCGGCGCGCGCAGTCACATTCGGTACTGTGGTATCCGACGGCCTTGCGGGCGTCGATCTGAGACTGTAGTCGGTCTAATGTGGTATTAGCGGGCATTGCGGGTTACTCCTGTAATCCTGGTGGCTATGTTTTGGGTTTCGATGACTGCATCGTGAACGGCTAGTGTGCTACCGGGAACTACGTAATCGGGACGGACGCTGGAGGCGGTGGCGACCATGTCGATGGTACACTCGTCGGGAATGCCGATGCGTTCGGAAATGGAGTCTACGGGCGTGAAAACGGAAGTTAGCAGCGAGAAAATGACGAATCGCAATGATGATGGGTGCGCGCATGCGAATAGTACGCGGTCAACGTTCAACGACTCGTTGGCGGCTTTGACGCGGAGCACAACGGTTGTGGGTACTTCGCACGGGTCCAAGTTAGTGTGCTTGCACACATACAGTTCGACGCGGTATCCGGCAGTCTCCAATGCGTCAACGGCGCGTACGGCGGCGATGCCGCGATAAATCAGCTCCGACGCGGGTTGAGTGGCACCGGCGAATAGATCGATGGCCAGGGTGACGATGGGGGAACCGGCGCGAGTAGCACGGTGTAGGGACGACCATGCGGCGCCCAAACGGCCATCATAGAGTCTGTCACTACACAGTTCGTCACCATCGGGGCCGTAGCGCGGTTTGCGCCTGATAGATACGGGCACATCGGGCGCTACGAGCGGCATTTTTGCTAGCAATTCCAAGCCTTCTGGCCATGCGGTACGGGTGAGCGCTTCGGCGTAGGGGCCGCCGTAGAATGCATCGCGTTCGTGCGGGACGCCAGAGCGGTACCGGCGGAACGGACATTCAGAGTCTAGGCGAGGATGCATCGCGTAGTGGTGTTGCGCGTAGGATAGCGCGGCATCAAATGCGCCCGTTATGGCGATGCGTCCACCTACGCGCGCGAATTGCAGACCGTACTCGGTCGTTGTGGTGTTTTTTCGGCTCATTCGGCACCAGCCTCCGGGCACTGGATGCCTAATGTGGACAGCTCCTCGGGGGACCAGCGGCAGAGTAGGGAGCGCTGAGCGTCGGCGAGAGTGTAGACTTCGGCGGACATCAGGGCCGATGCATCGGCGATGTAGCGCGTGCTAATGACTTGGCGGATCTTGTGCAATGCGACTTTGGCGCGCAATGGCCATGCCCACTGTAATAGCTGCGGATTGCCGATAGCGGTTTCTATTTCGGGGGAGTAGTCAACGATGAACGTGGCGGCAGAGAAACGGTCAAGGGTAGCGCCGTCCAATTGGTTGCGGCCTACATAGATGCGGTCTGCGCCAGATCCGTACGTGTTAGCGGCGGCGACGATGACGGTGTCGGGATGGCGCGGGATTGCGGTGCCGGCAGCGTCGGTTAGGTACAGTGAGCCGTTGGACAGCGCTGAATTTAGACACAGCAATACATTTTCATCGGCTGCGTCTAGCTCATCGAGTAGGATGACATGGCCGGATGAGTAGGCGGCAACGAATGCAGCACGGACATAGTCCCATGAGCCGGCGCCGCTAGTGCCGATGGGGAGATAGCGGCCTAGCAATGATCCCTCGGAGCGACCACCACTAAGGGAGAGACACGTAAACGGGCGCGCCAACGCCTGCGCTAGGTGAGCAACAATTGTGGTTTTTCCGCAGCCGGACGGGCCGATTAGCAGCATGTTGGCGCAATGGCCAACGGGCAGCTTCACGTACGCGACGCGAATCAGTGTGGGTAGGAGGGGATGCGCACACTCGACAGTGACGGGGGGGGCGTTTTTGACGGTCACGGTGAGGGAGCGGGGCGCCGATATGGCGGATAACTCAGAGCGTATGAGTGATAATACGGTGTCACGGTCAACGGATGCGGCTGGGGGGGCGGACAGTACGGACCTGAGCGCGGTGAGCGCGGCGTCGATGTCATGACCGGTACGCCATGGTAGCGGGATGTGGTCAACGGGGGGAGGGGGTGGTTCGGACGGTACGGTCGGTACGGTCGGGGCAAATAGTGGTTTTTTCATTGTCAATTCCTTTGTGTTAGAGAGTGTTAGAGAACGGTACGATGTAGACTCTATCGGCTTGCGTAGGGGCGTGTCAAGAGAAAAGCGCTAAATAATTTGCGCAATTGTTGGAAAAAATGGATTTTTTTGGGATTGAGGTTGTGCACTTGGTCGGTCGTTCAACTAACCGTTTCCCCATCTCCGTTGCCGTTGCCACCGCCACCGCCATAGACTCTACGCGGCGTAGACTCTAGCAGCTCGGACGCAGCAGCTCGGGCATAGGGCATAGTGGCTGTCGAAACGGCCACGTCGGCACAAACGCGCGCGCTGCAACGGCCATGGCGCAAACGGCACGGGCGTGGCACACGGGCTCTGCCAGCGTCGCGCGGCGGGAGGGGGGCGGCGTCGATGCGGGAGGGGGGGCGCGGGAGGCGGCGGACCCCCCGTCGGCCCCCAGGAGCGGCGGCTAAGCGCGGGGGGATACCCTCCCTCCCACAAATCCCGTTTCCACACATCCCATAAATTACACGTACGCTTAGTGTCATTTACCCTGTCACCATTTTTGGATTTGCGCAGGGTCCTCCCATAACCCGTTTTACTGCAACCACTTAGCAAGGGGGGGGGAGGGGGGGGACAGTCCTACCCCGCCCGTTTTAGCTACACCGTTTTACCACTACTGTATATATATAAATTAAAATACGTACTTATCTACTATATATTAAGCATACATCGATACATACGACAGTTCCGCTGTACGAAAACCTAAACCCCTCCACTTACCGTTTTGCCGTTAATATAGCTGGCCCTGGCAACCTGCGTTCACCCACTGCGACATCCTGCCGCTTATCCCCCCCCTCCCCCCCCTCCGTTAAGTACTTACCTCGTAACCGTTTATGGTACCCCCCTGCGCCATTCCAAAAATGGTGACACAAGGTTGGCACGATTCCGCGTCCGCTCTCCCTTCAATGCAGCGTCCATTTACAGCCACTTCGACCCGTTTTTAGTCCTTGACGTGCCCGTTTCCGCTGTCACAATAGCTCTTGCTGATTCACAGGGGGAGTCGGGTGGAATCTACCCCTTTCCTACCGCCCCCCAATCAGCGCCGGAAACCCGCCATGCCCCTGGATCCCGACGACCTCGCGCCCCTTCCAGCCATCGACCTCTCGTCCACCCCCACCGAAGAACTGTGGGATGAACTCAAAAAACGGTTCTCCCCCGTCTTGCTAGCATTCAGCCAACCAGAAAAGAAGGGCGACGGCTGGCTGTATTCCATCTATTCCCACGGACCTTTGACTAGCGTGCTGGGGCTGGCCGTTTACGCTCAGCACCACTGTATTGAAAGCTTGGACGCCCCCGACAACGACTGTAACCCGTCCGAGAACTTAGACACGTGAGACTCGACCGTTATGGCTCTTGCATCCACGCCCGCATCGTCCGTCGTGACCGTTCTACAACTGGCGCAACTGTTCCCCGAGCCGCCGTCCGTGCCCTCCACCGTTGCCATCCTCCGCATGCTCCGTTGCCCAATCCTGTGCACCGAGCCACCCCACACTGTACAGAACGACGAGACTCCCCCACCACGCGACCACGCTCACCGTTGGGTCGTGCTGTTGGCCGCATTTGAGTATTCACTATGGCGAGGTATGATGCCCGAGGACGCTTTCCATGAACTCAGTGCTGAATCCACACTCGCAGTCATTCAGACCGTTAATGTTGTGTACTCCACCGAACACCGAGCCCGTATCCATACCCTCCTACGCAGAGTCGGAACCCGCCTCGTCAACGGCGCCATGCGAGCCGCCGTCCGAACCGCCAGCCACCCCACAAGACCCTCTGACCGTATTCAGCCCATCATTAATGATGGAGATGGCAGCCCAAGAGTTCCCTTTAACCCCACCGACCACGCCTAGCCCGTTATCCGCTGCTGACGAAACCGATCTGGCCCTACGCCCCCTAAGCGCATTCGCCGACCCGCTGGAATTCTCCCGCACCCTGGGCAGTCTGAACTGGTCACCGCATGAAGAGCTGGAGATCCTGGCCACCTATGCCCGTTCCATCGGCGACCCCAAAGTTGCCCTGGCCGCAATCAAGCTGCTGGACGAACGTGTACAGCGTGCGCTCCGTCTCAGCGGCATGGTCCAAGATCAGCGTTTCAGGGGCCGTACCACCGTTGGCAACGGCTCCATAGAGTTTGAGTCCCGCAGCGTTGGACGGTCCGACGATATGCGAGGCCGTGCCTCGAGCGCAGCCGCCAAGCTGCGACTCTCATTCGGAGCAGACAATCACAATGAGCAAACAGAAAACGCCCCCAATAACGGACCTCCCGAACGCCGTGAAACACAAGCTGGAATGGAAGGCGGACGCAGTAGTGGCCCCAGTGGAGGGGGAGGACCCGATGGGGGCAGTGACCCCGTTTCAGTGGCCCCCAGGGAAGGACCCGAACCCGTCATTGCCGAAAGTGTCAGTACCGAACCCGCTGGACCCGTCAGCCCCCCCGCTGACAGTGGCCACGTACCGCCCGTCCGAATTCCCCGCGGCGGCGGTCTCTGCCGCTTCGGCGCCATCGGTGACCGACCCACTTACTGACGCCGAATTCGCCGCGTCCATACTAGGGGCCCCCACCGTGCAGATTGCTGATAACGGCCTGGCCGACGACCCCGTCGTGAACGAAAGCGGTCTGGGTCTGGGCGATGCCGTCGTCGCGCCGTTTTTCGCACCCGCCCTCGTGGCCCGAATGCACAACCCCGTCTTCCAGCGCAACATGCTCGCCGCCGTGTTCGCCGCTATGGGCGTCCGCCTGGTCAACATACCCCCGCCCGTCCAAGCCCGCATCCTCACAGCCGTCGCAGAAGCCATGCGTTCCGGTGAGCCCGAAGCCCACAAAGCGGCCCGCGCCCTCCACAAAGCGTCCGCCGGCGGCTATGGCGTCGAAAAGCTACTTCGTGCTGTGACGGGCACCATCGCGGTGGGCGTCGCCATGCAGATCATTGCTAGTTACGATGACTCCATGCCCCGCCAGTCGTTCTAATTATGTTGATCCAGTCTAGTGACACGTGGAATCAAAATGCCGACTGGCGCAAGGCCGTACGGCACAGGGCCAGCCCGTGCTACCCGCTGCCGCCCGACTATGAAGAGTTAACGGATGTGGGCCAGTCCGCCGCCCGCGTCAACGCTTTATGCCTGCAAGAGACCGCCGAAGACTTCGTATACGCATGGACCGCGCTACGATCTCTATACCTGGAGCCGCTGCCGCAAAATACGTGGTACTCCGGTGACCGTAAGACCAGCCCGCCCGCCCACTACCGTTACATTTACGACTGCGCTCTATACCCACGCAACGTGCAATGCTTCCCTCGCGGCTTCGCAAAAAGCACGCTCATTGATGAAATGATACTGTTACTTTCCCTGACCCGTCCTAACTTTAAGATCCTATTGCTTAAGTCAATGGAGGACTTCGTCACAGAAACGTTTGACCGCATCAAACGCCAGTTGGAAGAAAACGAAATGCTGCTGGAGGACTTCGGTCACCTCCGTCCCATCCGTGGCCGTGGCGCATGGTCCACCACCCGCATCCGCCTCGCGAACGGCGTGGGCGTCGTGGGACGTTCCATCATGTCCAAGCTGCCCGGCATGCGACCCCGTTACATCTTTACTGACGACGCCGAGTTTGACGCCAAAATGCGCATTTCCCCAACTGTGTTATCCCAACAGTTCCAAGACACCTGCAAGCACCATATATTCCCAATGCTCGAAGAAGGCGCATCTATTACCATAACTACAACTCTGTACTCCCGTAAACTGTACGCTTACCACTTGGCCACCGTCGCCCCGCACGTAGACCCCACCGTTAAGTATTTTAACCGCGTGGTCCGTGCGGCCCGTGACGGAACCCCTGGTAACTATCGCTACCTATGGAAAGACAAGTGGGATGACATCCGACTGGCACAGCTAAAAGATGAATATGGCCCCGCCTCGTTCGCCGCCAACATCATGAACGCACCCGGCGCCGAAGATGAACGTCTGTTGCCGTTGCGTCCCAAGCTGGGCTACTACGAGATCATCACGCCCGCTAATTCGTATGAAGGCATCAAGGACGCGATGAAAAGCCCGTTGGACAGCCGCGCCGTATTGCGCACGCACGTCCGACGAAACGGCACGGTTGAGGTGGTCGATCGCATGTTTGGCCCCGCCGTATCGGGCATGTACCGCATCATCACGGCGGACCCCATTCGCAAGCCGTCAATCCAATCGGACTGGGCCGCAGTCATCGTGGTGGGTATCGAACGGAATCCACAGTTCCGTGACGTGTGGTGGATACTGGACGGTCGCATTGGCCGCGTGCCCGACCCGTTATTCATATCGTGGGTGTGGCTGCTGGGCCGTCGCTGGCGCGCGAAGGTGGTGGGCGTCGAAGCTATATCCTCTCAAAAGAAGCTAGCCGACAGCATTGCAACAGAGTTTGGCCAGAATGTAGAGGCATCCGGTCTGGACTGGACGCCCCGTGTGCTGCCCGTCCATTACCAAGGTGATTTTGGTGGCCGAGGGGACAACGCAAAGCCCAATCGCATATCACGGCTGGAGTGGAGGTTCAACCAGGATGCCATCAAGATGCCGGAGCACTGGAACAACGACCCGTTTATGACTACGCTCCACGAACAGATTGAAGGGTTCACAATGGATCTGTCGCTGCTGAAGAATGATGACGCCATCGACGCACTGGCTATGGTGCCGTTCGCAGTGCATGGCGCCAAGAAGTGGCAGAAGGACAGATCAGAGGAAGAAAAGACAGCGGACCAGCACGTAGCGGCGGGCACAATGCGAGATCCCAAAACGGGCATCTCATATGTACAGTGTTTGGACCCCCGTAGAGTCAGCGCTGCCGCAATCAGTAAGTTGACGGAAATGAATGCCCGCAGCCGTGGCCGTGCCGTCAAACCGCAAAGACCCAAACGGTCCCGGCTCAGTTGGAAAGGACGGTCCTTGTGAGTGGCGAAGTAGTTATCGTGTGTGCGGGTCTGGTATCGCTGGCCGTGGTGTTTGGCGTAGTGGCCGGCGCGATGCTGGGGCTGTGGATGACGGTCAAGAGTGGCAGCACGGTCCAGCAGCCGATGGCCGGCTGGAAACGGGCCGCGGCCTCGCAGCAACAAGAACGGGCTGAAGCGTCCCAGAGTTTTGTCGCAGAACGCATGCGCCAGCTTCGCAAAGCGAGAGCAGAAAGACCAAGAACACAGATGAACACAGAATTCTTTACTGATATCTCAATGGCGGACTTTGAGCGAGAGATCAAAGAGAGCAGCGCAGGCGGCTACCCCCGCAATCAAAACGGGGCATAAAAAATGAACAGGAGTGTCTGTCTGTACATAGTTTCGAGAACACACTGGCGAAAGTACGAAACAGCGAAGCGCCAGAAACGCGTGGCGATGACCTGCCCAGAGTGTGGTATGGAAGTGTGCCTGATGGGATCCGTTTTTAGCAAGCATGAAGTTAGAAAGCAGGGGCGTGTTTTGCCCATCGTTGATTGCCCAGGAGATAGCTGCGGCTTCCGCGGGTCCTGTGTGCTTGATGGATGGGAAGATGATACGGTACGGGACTAGGGCCGGATTCGGTTAAGCCGACAAGCGCGCGTTGAGGCAGAAGTAGCGCGGTCCAAGAAAGACACATATGGCAAGCATCGGACGACTGGATTTACCGAATAAGCGGGATGATTTGGCGGTGGCCGTGCGGGAGATGCTGCGGCCCGCGCTGCATCAGCGCAATGTGGAGGTTGTGGGTTGGTGTTATGTGTCGGCGTACCTCGCGGGTGAACGGGGGGTGATTGCGGATTGGAATAGCGGCAAGGTAGAGGTGGAGCCGGGATGGGAGGACGACGAGGGCAATCTGCGGCTGCGGTGGGAAGAAGTTCTTACTAAGACCATGACGGAGGAGGGTCGGCTGGCGGCGTTGGATACAAGCCCCGTTGCCAAGAAGCGTGCAAACAGTTTGGAGAGTTTGCGCAGTGGGAGTACGGGACAGGCCGTGTTGGACTATGCGATGAGTGCGGATCAGGAGTCATTGTTCAAGGCGCGGTTGATGGGAGGGTTGGTACAGTATGGGACGTATGGGCAGGCGGCGTGGGGGCTGGACAGCGAGCGAGAGGAAGACTTGCTGAGGGTGCGGAGGGAGTTGATACCACCGTGGCAGTTGATGGGAGTTCCGGCCAAGACCGTTTGCCACAATGACACAGATGCGTTGGCGAGGGTAAGGCTGATACGGCGTAGCTATTTGCATAGTAGGGCGGGGTTCAAGGTGCCGTCCGATACGGCAGAGGCGGACTTGGAGCCCGTGAAGGTGCGGAAGGGTGTTGATGCGAATGGGTTGTGGGGCCTGGGCGACGGTGATTTGGTGTTTGGGGACTTGTTTGATCGCAGCGGGGACATGGCGCCGAAGGGTGGGACGCCTCGGGACTTAGAGAAAGCTCGAACGCAGAATGCGCAGACGGGTGTTGATGACTTCTATCGGCTCAAAGAGGTGTTTGAGGTTGGGGAGGACAACACTGTATCCCGATATGTTGCATTGGTTGGCAAGGTCATAGTGCAGGATGTGGATTTCTGGGGCAAAGGCATCAGGGTGCCGATGCCGATCGGCGTGTCACGGTATCAGGATACGGGCAGCTTTTATGGGCGAGGGTTCGTGGGGCGGCTGATGCCCATGGCGCTGGAGCTTGAGCGCTTTTTGGAAAAACTGGTTGAGCACGCGGGTGATATGGACCGTTTTGCGTTTGTGATGATCCCGAACACGCTGGGTATCACACGAGAGTCTATGGAGAACACGGGCTGGCCCAAGTACATGTTCTATGAGCCGGACTATGCGGCGGAAAAATTGGGGGTGGAGACGTTCCAGCCGGGGCAGCCCACGGACGTGCCGGCGAAGCTGTTTCAGTTTGGGGTAGGGGTGCTGGATCGGTCCGCGGCGCAGGGGCCGCTGTATGCGGGTATGCCGCCGGGTCGTTTTGACAGTGGGTCGGGGATACAAACTCTACAGAATATTGGGGCCACACATTTGGTGTCCACAGCAGAGGGCTTAGAGGCATCATATGTGACGGTGTTTCGCAGTGTGTTATTCCAGATACGGGAGCGGATGCAGAACAAGGGTACGGGCACGGTGTCGATCGATCTGGCCCGTGTGCGGAACAGTATTGCGGGCGTGGAGTTGGATGCGACGACGGGACAGATGCGGCTGAGCCTGGGCAAGATACCGGACCCGTGGGCGATTGAGCTGCATATTGGGTCGAAGGACCCATCGCAGAGGGAGCGGGAGCGGGGGGAAGCGCTTCAGCTTAATCAACTTGGGAAGCTGTCCGACCTTGAGCTTGTTATACTTAATTATCAGAGGGGTTGGGGGCTGCCGCTGGGACAGGTGGACAAGTGGGAAAACTATGTAAAGGGGTCACTACTTAACTTGCTGATGTTTGGGGACGGGAATGAACCGTACTTGACGGAGAATACGGAGCAGACGCCTATTGTGGATAAGCTGGTGGACGATGTGTTTGTGCAGTTGTTTGCAGTGAAAGAGTTTGTGAGCGGTACAGAGTTCAGGATGGCGAGCAAGAAGGTGCGTGCGGGGTTCCAGTTCCGTATTGAGGAGCTGCGGATGATGGCGGGGATGCAGTTGCCAAGGCAGGCGCCGTCACTCGAAATGATGGGTGCGATGGCTGGACAGAATGGACAACAGGGGCCGAACGGCATGGGGCTGGGCGGTCGTAGATAATATAGGAGCGTATTATGCCCGCAGACAGTATTGGTGTGGTTGGTGATGGTGGTTCGGGCGCGGGGTCGGATCTACTGCCCAAGGAATTTTTAGACCACCGGGTGCCGATCCAGAAGGACGGTAAAACAGAGCACCGAAAGATAAGCGAGGTTTTGGCGCTGGCACAGAAGGGTGAGGTCGCAGAAAAGCGCTTTCACGAGGCCAGTGAGCTTGCCAAAACGGGTGAGTTGGGCATCGCGGTGCAGAAGATGCTGAGCGAGGGATTGCGGGATCAGGACTTGGATAAGCTGAGGCGGGGGCTGGCTATGTCGGGAGCCACTGAGGACCAGTTGGAAACCATCTTTGGGCCTGCCAATGACAACAACGGGCGAAGTCGGCAGCCGAGCAAGAAGCCGGTGAGCAAGAAGCCAGCCCGTAAGGTGGATCCTGAAGACGAAGACGACGATGACGAGTTGGAAGACCGTTATGCGGATGATGGGAACAGCGAACTTGCGGCCCGGCTGGAGCGCACCGAGGAGGTGCTGAAGTCGTTGCTGAAGCGGGACCAGGAGGTAGAAGAAGCGCAGAAGAAGTCACGGGCCGAGCGACGGGTGGACTCTGTGGTTGACGCAGATGAGGTGCTTGCGGGTATACTTAAGAGTGTGTCGGACGATCCCGATGCTGTGCGGTTGATACGGCGATTATCGTATGACCAGATTGGTGAGGCCGCGGAGCGGATGCCGATGGAGCGGGCAATGCCGGCGGGAATTGAGAAGTTGAAAAAAGTGCTCAGTAAGATAGGTGTGGGGAAGACGCAGCGAAGCGAAAGCAATGATGACCGCGATGATGATGGGTCGACCGGAGGCTACCCGACTGCATCCCGTAACGGGGACCAGCCGGCAGCACGGTTGCGGGGACTGTCCCGTGAGGCTCAAGACGTCGCGAGTGGATACCCGAACAGAGAGGGAAAGGGACAGTCTGTATATGTCCCGGGTTATACGCAGAAGCTCTTAGGCCGAATTGCGAAGGCATTCAAGGCCCGCGAGGGCCAATAAAGAAGCTCGCAACGCGAGGCCGTTTGGGCTTTAGGAGATAAGTAATGCCGTTTATGGATACCGCCACCAGCATGGTCGCCGCGCTGGGGGATATCATTGAGGAAGACTTAGGCGATTCCGTTTTTGATTCGTTGCCCAAGCTGGACGGGGCGGCGATGGACATCTTTACTACGTCCGAGGGCGTCAGCAAAGGCATCGGACGTGACTTCAAGAAGATCATGGTGTTTGAGACCGGCGTGACGGGCGCCACCAAGTGGGTGAACCCGTTAGGCACAGGCATCCATGATTTTGAGGGTGCGGCTAATGATGGGCAAAGCATTATGACAAACCAGACCACTCCGTATCTGGAGTGGCCGGGCGCGGAGCAGAGCCCGCTGCCGGGTTTCTTCCGTCGCGAAGTGTCATTGGCGCGCATGTTGGATACCATCAGCGTTCCGATTGAATACTTCACGGCGGGCGAACTGGACGCTACCATCACGGACATCTTTGCGCTGATTCAGAAGCGGGCTGCGCAGAACATTGCGCTGGCTAAGCTGAACTGCTTCTATAGTACTAGCATCCACCAGGACATTGGAACGGTTGGTGCTGTTACTTTCCAGAACCACAACGGAACAGAGGACCAAGCAACAATCATTCTGTCGTCTGGTTCACCGCGAAACTATTATGCCGGTATGTTTATTGAAGTCTTTGCGCCTATTTCTGGTGTTACCCTGGGCGCAAAGAGGCACACCTCGCGGTTGATCGTGAAGAGTGTGCGGTACATCCCGCTGTCCAGTGATGCTGGTTACGGTTCTATTGTTGTTCAGTCTGTTCCAAACGAGGATCTAAACCAGACCCTTCCCGCTGCAATTACATCGGGTGATGTTATCCTGCGAGAGGAAACATCAACTGCGGCTGGAACTGCGGGTCGTGGTTTCATTGGGCCGGATATGTGGCTGGCCAACTCCGGCATTGTGTTTGGGGCTGATGTGGATCGGTTCCAACAGTTGCAATCTGTCGTAGAAGCCTTGGGCGGTGCGGTGTTGAGCGAGCAGATTTTCAGCAAGTTCGCGGGCCGCTACCGCAAGGCGTACGGTATGGAGAATATGCCGGAAACCATCCTGTCCAGCGTGGGCGCTCAGAATGCATATGTAGAGAATTCAGACGGTCTTGGCCGCTTTGACCGTACAGGCCAGACGTTTGTGATTGCCGGTGGCTATGAGACGGGAAGCACGCCGTTCCTGTTCGCGGGGCAGCCCATGAAGTGGACTGTTTCGGACATGATGCCGAGCCTGAGCGCTATGAATGCTGCGTCGCAGGTGGGCGGACGGGTGTGGTTCCTGAAGATGCGGGATGGAAACATCCAGCGATTGCAGCCGCCCAAGACTCGCGGATCGGGTAGCAACGGGCCGTTCGGTATGGAGGTGGAATTCCCGTTTGGCAATCGCCATTCGCACGGGATTTTCCAGCCGACCAAGGCAAGTTCGGGACGCCAGGCTAACTATGTGGAAGCCAATGCGCAGATTCATACTTCGATCATGCCGAAGTGGCTGCCGGGCATCAAGCTGACGGGCGTTGCGGAGACTCTGTAGCTGTAGCGTGATTTGAGTGTTTTTTTAGGGGCTCCGCAGTTGATCTGAGTACCGCCAACACTGCGGGGCCCCTTCTTTTGTGAGAGTCTATGTTCTCATACGGTTATGATCCTGACTTGATAGAGTTCGTGGACCTACCCGTGCAAGCGTATCTGAGGCGGGAGCTGAAACGGCCATACATATTTACTTTTCGCAATAGAGTTACGGGCCACTGGGCCGTTGCGATGGTCGCGGGTGATAACTGGGGCGGCAAGACAATGCTGGACATTGGACAGTTGGGCGATGGCAAAGGTGAGGGCCCGTTCTGCACCCGAGAAAATGCGCAGTCAATTATTAACAGAATGACGCGGCTGATAACCAAGGCCGAAGCGCGGAGGCAGGTGCGAGCGGGCCAGCGTAAGCGGCTAGGCGCTATCAACACCGAGGCCCGTGAGTACGCCGAGGGGCAGCGTAAGATGCTGGGTATCGTTAAAGCACGGATGGGCAGCGTGCGGGCGGACATCTTCAAAGAGACCAGCAATCTGGCGGCTGAGGATGCAATCGATGCATCGGCGAAAGACATCTTTGGGCCCAACGCGGTCTAGGGGGTTGCACGATGGCTGTCGCGGGTGTGGGCTTCCTGTCACAAGTGACCAATCGCATACGCAAGTATTGCGATGATCGCGGCATGTCTGTGAAGTTCAGCGATGCCGAACTGCTTACTTATGTGCAGAAGGCGTGTGGCACAGTGTTTGGGGACCTGAACCGGGCGGACAAGTTCAAGCCCAAAGCCCGTGTGCCCATTACTTTTGTTGAGTCTGTCCAGTACTACGAGTTGCCTGGCAACTTTGGAACATTCCTGGCGTTGGAGCGTTTGGATCCCACAACGGGCGAGGTTTTGGGCGAAATCATCCCCCGTAGCCCGTTGCATCCGCGCGGGCCAATGATCGAATTTGAGGAAAACTTTCTGCGGACCGAACCCAAGTGGGGCTACACCGAGGGGCCGCTGTATCTCAAGTATGTGCCGCGTGGTGATGTGACCGCGTTTGAGGCCGTTGGGACGGCGTGGTCCCCCGCCGGCGTGACTGTGAACACCGTAGTGGCGGGTACTGTGGATCGTTCTCGCAATGCATATGTGGGATACACGCTGCACACGTTGACGGGCGCGCCGTGGGAAAAACGCAACGTAGTCACGTATGGCGCCGCGACGCAGGAGTTCGCGGTAGAGCCGGCATTAACTATTGTGACCGGCAACTTTGAGGTGGTGCCCAGCGGCGCGTATCAGTTTATGGAGTTGATCGCGCTGCGGACCGCGTGGTTCCTGGCAGCCATCACCGTGGACACACCGCGAAGAAACTCCATCATGGCCGAATACACAGATACGATGCGGGGATATCGGTTGGATCGCAACAATGGCGAACAGCGACGCGGTGGCAAGTTTGAACGCAAAACACGGGGCCGGTTGAGAACACGATGATTATGTCTCCGTTAGTAAAACCAAAGGACACCAAGCCGTCGAACAATCCCACGGGCAGCGGTCCGCTCATTGGTAACACGGCTGTTTTTGGATTTCGTCGCCGCCGCCTTGGGCTGGCCCGTGAGGTTGAAGTAAAGCGGTCGCTAAATGCGATTCGACCGAGTGGGCCCGTGGCCTTCGGCGGTGGTGCGTCCCAAGGCGATGAGTTCTTTCTACCTGTTGAGGGTTAATCGTGCCGTACGCGCCGGCGACACAGCATCAGCAGCCGTGGCAGTACTTATTTGAGTCGCCGGCCCTCGACGTGGAGACGGACCCCCGCGTGGGTATTCCGGGCACGTTCTCGCGGCTGGACGGCGTCGACGGCCGTTATCCTCGTCGCATTCGTAGGTTTCCAGGCTTCAAGCTGGCCCATGCGCTTCCCAACACCGTAGTGGGGTCGGCGTGGGGCTTGAACGGTCTGACAGGCCTGAAGTTCTTCAAATCGTTTGCAATCACCCAGGGTCCTGATTCCGATCGCATCATCCGGGGCTATTTGGTACTTGGTAATCAGGGACCGGGCACACTGCGGGATAAGCTGTTTGCTTTCTTCAGCGTGAACGGTGGCGCGCTGGAATCGTCTGTAGTAGTGGACTTTGGCACGGTAGGCTCTGATGCATATGAAGTCCAGTTTATTGATGTCGCCGTAGATCACCAGATGCTCATCGTCGTAGGTGAGGCTCGTCTGGACTCGGGTTCCGGCGTACCGATGCGTGTGGAAAAGCTTGCTCGGTACGCCGGTAGCGCCGGGGGTTGGCAAACCATCGACTGGGTGCCCACCGCTGAGAATGCTGACGCCATAGCTCCCACATTTCAGCGTGACGACAATGCCACGGTGGTGTGGGGAGCACCGTCTTATATTCAGGCCAACAAACGCTATGGGCTTGCGGTCCGCGTGGTGTTCCCCGACCAGGGCTATGTCAGCGCCATCAGCGGACCCGTGGAGCATTCGGCCGCGCTCGCGAACTACTCCGGTACAGGCTATCTGCACCAGTTAATGAGTAATTTGATCGGCCCAACTAAGGGCATCAAAGACACTGATGCAGCCGTGTTCACGCGTGCTGTTATACAGTGTTTCCGCACCGTGGTTAATGACTATGATACAACGGAAAGCCGCGGTCTGTTGGTTCTGGAGTCCGAATGGGAGGTGCCCCGTCGCACTACTACGGGTGGCAATGCTCTCTTCGGCAACGCTACGGTTTTGACCACTACAACACTGACGGACTCCCTTGGCGCTGCCTCCAAAGTCACGCATGTTACGGTGGGCGACACCGTTTATCTTACATACCATACAGCCTCTCTTAATTATGAGTTTATGGACGGCCTAACGTTCCGCCGCACGGTCACGGCCAAAGACGGCGCTACGGGCGTGCTTACGTGGGACGAAGCTATTTTGGACCCACTGTTGGGATCGGGCAGCATCGTGGTTCAGGTGGAGTGGAACGTGTCCCGCAAAGGCAATGAAGCTGAAACCAACGGCAGCTTTATTGTGGACAAAGCCCGTATGCGATGGGGCTTCGAGCGTGCGGGCTTTAACGCGCTGGCCACGGCCCGCTTCACCTATGACATTCCCGCCGGCTTGCAAGACGACTCGCTAGCGTTGCTGCCGTCGCTGGACGCCAAAGAGTTTTCAGTGTTTCAGCGGGGCAACCCCCGAACGTCGCTGGCCGTTGTTTATGAGGATCTTCTGCTTCGCGTAACGACCGCATCGGCCAAGGAAGGCAGTGCCGAGATTGACGTGGTGCGGTGGGACTTTGTGGAAATCCCCCGTCGTGGCGTGCTGCCCGTCCTGAACCGCCGCCGCATCGCGGACCTCAACGACCGCGTCGTTACGCTGCTGAATGCGGGCACTTTCGGCGTGGCCATCATGCAGAACGCGGTGCTTCGCATTCATCGCAGCGGCTCCCGTCTCGCCATCGACGTAATCCATAACGAGCACGGCGCGCTGGGCCGCTATGCAGCCGTTTCCGTGGGCTCCATCGTATACGCTGCATCGCCGCTGGGCATTCTCGCAATTGATCTTCTTAACGGCACCATCGACCTGTTGAACGCCACCCAGCATGTATTTGACGAGACCGACAACTGGCGTAGCGACCTCGCATCCGTATATGCAGCGTATGACTCATCGCTGGGCGCTGTGATGTTTCTGAATCCTGTCAAAAACGAAATGCTGCTGTTGTGGGTCAACCAGGGTGTGTGGAGCCGCTTGATTGACGTGCCGTTCAGCGTGATGGCACAGGCGACTAACATCCAGCTTGGCGGCGTGAAGCGGGTAGCTCTGTTATTAGAGACTTCGCTGTCCGTTTATGAAGCCGACGCGCTGAGGGCAGGGTCGTCTCGCACCACCGCCGCCCAGCTAGCGTCCGGCGCGCAGACATTCAACGGCACCATTCTCAGCTCACTTGAGGGTAACTGTCACATCGTATACGCGGGAGTTGTGGACTCCTCTATTAGTGGTCACTTTGTGCGCATCTATGATGTGAGCGCTATGGTGTGGCGTGGACCGTATCGCATATTGTCCACGGGGTCGGGCGGTGGCAACGTAACTCTAACATTCTCATTCTCTACGTGGGCTGGCCAGGGCTTCGCTGACGGGCCCCAGGCGGGTGTGGATCGGTTCACGGTCGCGGCCATTCCGCTGCGGCTGACGGCGTGGCCGCTGTCGGTGGATCCGTCCCAGCCCAACGCACCAGTGCTGGACTTGTTCCAGCTTCGCAAAGTGACGGCGATGGGCGCTGCCATTGGCGAGATGGCCGGCGATGACGGCTCCGGAAACGTAAACCGTAAATTGTACTACCAGTTATGGGGCCGCGACCGTACCGCCGCAAAAGTGACCGCCGAAGCGGGTATGAGCGAAACGACCAACGATGACACCTTTGCATTAATTGAAGAACAGGACGCAATACTTCGTCCGGGCGTAGAGTGCTGGTCATCCAATCTGGACGTGGATTTGCTCGCTCTGTTGGTTCATGGGACAATCGAACGATCCCGCACCAGTACCTAGCTATATACTGGGCTGCGTGCTGGTTTGGAGTTTGGTCATGCCTACGGGTCCGAACAGCTACAACCTTGCAACGGACGTGCTCTCCTCGTTTGGGGAGGGTGTTATGAATTTTGCGATGGGTCCGGCGGCGTTGCTCATTCCGGGGCTGCGTGACATTGTACGGTCACCCGCCGGTCGCGCCATTTTCACCACCCAGCAGGGTCGTAGCCAGACCGAAAACTTACAGGGATACCGCCCGAACTATGATGAGCCATCGTTAACTCAGTCACCAGGGTCCCTGCGGTTGGGCGGACGCAATCGGGATTCATCGCCTGTGGGCATCGCCGAGCAGCAGGGCGCTGAGCGAGAGTCTATCTATGCTGCGTTGCGTGAACTCAGCGGTAACCAGCAGCGCATCGCGGGCCAAGCCGAATCCGCACTGAGCACTGGCCTAAGCCGCCTGAGCGGCGTCAGCAGTCAGTTAGGCCAGGCACAGCAGCAAGGCAATGCTGATCTCGCCGCCGGGATCCAAAGCGCTCGGCAGTTGCAGACTACTTCCGTGTCGTTCGCGAAGATGGGCGTGGACATTGGCCGCAAGATGCTCAGCGAACTGAAGTACCAGCGCGATGAGATTCGGGCCGACTTCGGCACTGACGTGTACCGTCGCGCTGGTGCTCTAGAGACCGGCATCCGCGCCCAAGCAGCGCAACGCTATGCGCAACATATTTCAGAGTTGGAAGCCAGCGGGTCGGCAACTTCTCCCGAAGAGCGCACCGCGGTTCGTGCCATGTACGAACGGCAGGCCGCGGCGGACACGGCTATTGCGGTGGGTAGCCTCCATGAGAACGCAATGGAGCTGCGATCACAGTTGGAAACCCAGTTACAGAGCACGTCCGCGGCTGCAATGAGCGCCATTGGCGGGCAGGCCGTAGAGTCTCTGCGGTTTGGTCTTGGCGGTTTGCAAGCGGGCACTGAGTTAGCGGCCAACCTACGTACGACACGGGCGACGCTGAACCAGAACGTCGCCATAGCACGTGGTGAAATTGAACGGTTCGCAGGCCAGATGGCATTAGAGGGCAATGCGCAACTGTTCAAAATGGCGTCTGAGACCACGTATCCCGTGCTGGTGTTCTCAGATATTATGCAGGGATTCTTTGACGTGGCATGGGACGTGACCGCGTTCCACAACGCTACAGAGTCCCAACGCCTCCAAGACGAGATCGCAATTAGCAACCCGCTCAACGTGGCCATCCAGGCGTCCATCAATGGTTCCCGCGAAGACGAGCAGTTCCGTCAGCAAATGGCCCTCCAGAACCGCATCGCTCGCAACAACCTCATCGGCAGCGCTATTGGTGGCGGATCCCAGGTTGCTGCCGGCTACGTCGGGCGTGACCAAGGCTAACCTTTCTTTAAGGAAACCCCTATGCCAGTAGTCCCAACCAATGAAGTGGGCGGCGTGCAGCGTACGCAGCCGGGTCAGCGCACCGTCCTGCCGCCTCGTCCCGTGCAGCCTCCTGAGTCTATCCAGCGAGGCGGCGGCGGTACGCCTTCCCCTCCGGGGGGCGGAAACGGTCTTGGCCGAGGCATCGAGACAGCCGGTGACTCTTTCGCCAACGCCTTTGATCGCATCGACCGCCGCAAGAAGGATCGCATCCGGGAACAAGAAAAAGGTCTTGCTGAAGTAGAGGCCGCGGCATTCGGCGGTATTATGAATGGTACCAAAGAGCATTCCGACGCCATGACCGCCGGCCTGAGCATAATGGTACAGGATCCTGATTTTTTGACCAATAAGGATATGAACAACGTGGCCCGTCAGATTGGCATCGCACGAGACAACCTGAGGCAAAAAGGCATTGAGTTAGAAGCGTCCGCCCTGAGCCGCTACACGGCTGTGATCTCTGAGAAAAACCCACAAAAGCGGCTGGCTATGCGTTTAGAGAACGCCAACAGCGCAATTACAAACTATAAGAAAAGCGCGGAGTGGACCCACACCGTGGATGATGTGCAGAACCCTGACGGCACGGTGAACCCTCAGCGTCTCGCTGCCGTTGTGTCCATGTTGCCGCCCGCTCAAGCGCTGCACTCCATTGGTCAGATGATGGCCAAAAACCAACAGGATATGCGAAAGTTTGGCTCGCTCATCAGTGAGATGGACCACCACCAAGGCATAAAGATGCGGACCACCCAGAGCATGGTAAACGCCATGCGAAATACCCGCAGCGCTGCCGACGTTGGATCACACATTCGCGGCCAAGAGCAGATCGGTCGCATCACAACGGGGTGGGCCAAGGGCGAGGAGCGTAGTTTCTCTAACCCCATCACGCTGGTAGCTGATCTACTAGAACAAGCAGGGGGCTCATCTGCCGCAACTGTGCCCGCCCTCCGTCAAATGCTTCAAGAGTTCTCGCCCGGCATGGTGTTGAAGAAGGGCGCAGCAGCGGGCCGCAACGACATCACAATACCTGCTTTGCAGGCGTACCTGAACGGGTCGCTGATTCCCACCATGCGAGGCATCTACTTGGGTGCTCAAGCTGGCGCCGCCGGCGAGGTAACTACTCGGGTGCAAGATGAAAACGGGAAGTTCATTGATGTGCCGTTGTATGATGGCCTCACCGAGATGGGCGCGGGTTTGACAGAGCCGCAGCGTGAGCGAATAGGTGAAATGCTGACCGCGTTAACGATGCTGTCGGACACGCTCAGCCAGACTGATGAGGCCATGACGGCTACAACGTCACAGTTAGCGATGGGAGAGAAGGGCGTCATTCGCGAGTGGGTCATGGCCGTGCAGAGCGCAGCCGTATCGGCTCCAAACGGCGTGGTGCCTCCCGAGCAGATGGATATGATCTCTGCCAGCATCTATGGTGATAATCCATTGTTTCAGATGGCAGCCGCCCGCTTGGGTAACATGGTGGCTGGATCACAGGCCGGCATCGCCAACACACTGGGCATGGACGTAACCGTGGGCGACCGTCCCGCCGTGGGTCCGCCCGCTGCCGCAGCCGCCGCCACAATGAACCCCGCTGGTGGTTCACCGTACGGTCCGCCTGCTGGACCACAGCAATCCACAGAGTCTATGGGCTCTGCACTGCCTCGGATGCGATCGGTTCCTGCCGGCCCCCCCGCGCCACAGGACAGCATGGATGACTTCGATGTGGAATGATAGTTGCGATTTGCTTCCAGGTCGGGGTCGATTACACTTCAATCGCTACGCTGAGGTAATCGATGGCGCGGCGAGTGTGGGAGCCGTCGCGTGTGCTAGACCGCGTGACGGTGCATTGCGGGGGCCGGGCTGATGCGGGTTAGCTCGGCCCCTCTAATTATAGAGTTGCCGCTATGAACGAAGACAGTTCTCTGTTGAGCCGCCTCACGATGCTGGCCGGTGAGCCATCGTACACCAGTCGCATCGACGCTGAAGATCCGCTGCCCGACGTCGCACACTTCGGACCCGATTCCGACACCACCAACCCCATGCGCACTCTCCGTCTTCGCGAGCTGGAGTCCTCAATACGCCAGGGCGAGTCCGACACGCAAAACGCTTTCTGGCGCGGTTTCTACAACACTGCAGGCGCCACCGCCAGCAACATCATAGGTCTCAACAGTAATCGTGGCTTCAATCCATTGGAGCTGATGGCATCCGGTCCCATTATTGTAGGCAAAGCCGCTGCCAAAGCACCCGCTGCTGCCCGTACGCTGTCACAACTAGGTAAAGACCCCAAGCTGGCAGGCCGCACGGTGTCCAAGATATGGGGTGACATTACTACAAAACTGACGGGTCGCGTCCGTTCGCTGGCATCTGTGGGCAAGCTGGCCGAAGCACAAGCGGAAGTTGTGCAAGCCAAAAAAATGCTGGAGCGCATCAAAGAGGTGCCCGTAACGATGGGCAAGGGCGGGGGCAAGCCCGTAGTTCTGTCCGCTGACGCCGTGGCCGACGCCGAGGCCGCCATCGTCAAAGCGCGCAAGGCATTAGGCAAAGGACAGAAAGAATTCGCAAAGGCCGGGCCGGCCCGCGAGGCTGCCGCCCGCGTGTCCAAAGAAACTGCTGAGGCCGCGTCCAAAAAAGCTGCCGAGTCCGCTGCCGCGTCCGAAGCCGCCGGCGCGATGACCGCTGCCGAAGAGGCCGCCCTTGCCAAAGCCGCTGGCAAAGGCGTCCGCGCCGAAAAACAGCGCAGCGTGGTGCGCAAGGCAGCCGACGCCGTGCGATCCAAAGGCGGCAAAGCCATCGGTCTCGCGCTAAATGCATACTTGTGGGGCGATATCCTTGGTCTTAACTCTCGACTGAAAAAGCTGGTGTCAGGCGATGACACAGACTCAAAAGACGGCAGGGAGGGCTCTACGCCGCCCCGTTCAGCGCAGAATTCTCAGAGCATCGAACAGCAGGCCGAACGCGCGCAGAGGGATTCGCAGTATAGCCGCGTCGGCGAGGCGTACCAGTCATCGTTGGCGTTGCAGGAAACGGATGCGTGGTTGGCGCAGCGGTTCGACCCGAACCAGTACGCAAAGGCTGCCAGTCGCTCACTGCTGTCTATGATTCAGGAGCGGGCAGCGGCGTCCCCGTTGGCGTTAACTGAAGCGTTGCCGGACGAAGGGGAGTAGCTGACCAGTGGCCAAAAAGCGCAAAGTCCGCCGCACCAAAAAGCGCATTGACAAGTTCAAGAGCGCGGCCGCTGACCCCAAAGTAAGCGGCAAGCCCGTGTTGGAGGAGCTGGACGCCCTCATTGGCGCCGGTGACGACACAGCCAGTCTTGGCGCTGCGTCGCCCGCGGCTGGTGTCAGCGTACAGTTTGGCGGCGCGCGCAGTACGGCTAATCCTAATATCCAGCGAGCAGTCAAATCAGCACTGATACGCACCGCTGCCGCTGCCAAAACAGATGCGAAATTTGAGAAGCAAGTACGGTCGTTGATGGACGCGATGTATGGCGAGGGGGCTGGGAAAAGTA